TCATGCTGACAACCTCGCTTCCCGACGCGCGCCGCGCTCATACAACCGGCGCGTCCGCAACCGGCGTTGCCGGCGCTCCTCTTCCATCCTGGCCACCTCTGCCGCCTTCGCCTGGCGCTCGTACCGGGCTTCATTGATCCTCGCCCGTTGGCACTCGGGGCGGCGACAGGCCTTGTCCCGGCGGTGGTAAGCCGAGAAAGTTCGGCCGCAGTAGAGGCAGGGTTTGCGGAATGCCATGGCTCTACCTCTTCCCGCAGTATGGACACACCCTGAACCCGTGCACTGTGCCGCACGCCTTGCACGCGTGCTTCTTTGTCCGGCCGCCGTGGGGGCCGCCGCCCATTTTGACACTATTGATGCGGGCGAAGTCCTTTCGCTTGGGCTTCTTGGCTGGGTCTTTCATGCTTCAAACCATCCTCGGACAATTTCCGCCGCCGCCTGTGAAAACGTCGGCCTGTTCTTGCAAAGCTCCCTAAGGAGAACGGATTGGCACTTGAGGCACAGGTCAATCGTCTCCCCTGTGCTTTCCATGGCCCCGGCGGCGTCTTGACGCCGACCCGTTTCGAGGAACAGCGTTTCAACGTCCTTGATGGACTGGCAGTGGTCGCACTGCTTGATCGTGGCCATTCCGACCTCCAACAAAAAGACCGCCTGTTGGCGGTCTGTAAAATGTGGATTCAACCGGAACTATGAGGTGGCCGGATTCCCCACCCGGCACCCGGTGCGAGATTTTCAGGGAGGTCGATCTCGCCCCCGAAGGTTCTCTAGGGTCTTCTACCAAGGCGCTCCCACGCCGCGCCTCATAGCCCCGGCAAAAGCCCCGTCGTAGGACGGGGCGGGTTTGGGTTGGGGCTAGATAAGCCCCCGGTCTTCGGCCAGCCATTCGGGCATCTCGACGGTGATGAGTTGCCCCCGGGAGGCGTCTTCGGGCCATTCGACTTGGCTTTTGGGCAGGGTTGTTTCCCTGCCGCAGTACTCGATGATGATGGCCTCGTTGGTTTCTGTCCGAAACTCCAGGTCCTCCACCGAAATCATGTCGTTGATTATGCCCATGGCTACGCCGCCTTTTTGGCGGCCAGCTTGACCTTGACCTTGTTGTCGCCGGTCCCCAGGGTGAGTTCCTTGACACCCTTGGAACGCAGGAGATCGCCAAAGGCTTCGCCGTCGGCCTTGCCAAACATCTCCTGCAGGGGATCAGGCTCGGGCTCCTGAAGTTTGAGTTGGAAGGCCTGGGCCGACTCGCGCCGCGTGACCACGGTGCCATCCGAGGCCAGCGTCAACCGGCCGCCCGTGGCCTGGGCCGGCATCTCGGGCGAAACCTCGGCGAGCACGATCATGGAGTCCATGTCGTTGGGATCCGGGGTGCAGCCGAGCTTGATCTTGACGGCGCCCTTGTACTTGTCGAGCAGCCGGGACCGCATGTCATAGGCCACGGTCTGCAGGGCGTTGGCGATGGCCGACACGGTCATGCCCCGGTCGATTTCGATGAGGACCAGCAGGTCCCTGGCCTTGCAGTGCAGATCCGGCGGCAGGTTGGCCTTTTTGAGGTCGTCCAGCAGCTCGCCCATCTCGTCGGCATAGGCCGTGACCTCGGCCGTAAGCTCGGCGTTTCGGGCCAGGAGCACGTCCAGGGCCCGGGCTTGTTCGGCCCGATCCATGACGCTGTCGCGCCAGAAGGCCAGGGCCACGTCCTGCTCATAGGGGACGGGAGCGTGGACGCCGGCGGCGAAGGTGGCCAGGGAGAGGTCCACGGGGGCGGCCTGGCTGGCCGTGATGGCATCGGTAGCCGCGGCTGCAACCAAGTCCGTCGAGGGCTTGGCTGCGACGGCTCCCCCATCGGCCAGCTTACGGGCCTTGGTCTTCGGCGGCACGGAGTGCAACGGCGGGGCCTTGGTTGTCCCGGTTGTGGGCATGGTCTCGGGCATGGGAAATATCCTCCTTGGATTGTTGGCTTGGATGCCGGCCAGGCTGAGGGGATTCCCGGCCGGTTCCAAACCCCGACCGCTCGGGGGTGCGGTCGAGTGGGGTTATGGCCGTGGTGATCTTCCATTGACCCCGTAGAGCAGTGATTCCAGGGCTTCGCGCACATTGCGTTCCAACCGGCCGATAGTGGCATCTATGCCCGCTTGATCCGTCAAAAGCGGGGCCTCGAAGTCGCGGACGTAAATCGTCATCTGCCGGCCGCTTCGCGTGGTTGTTTCGAGATTGATGCTGACGCCCATCTTGACTCCGGGGAGGATCATGATGTCGGTGGTGCTCATGGCTACTCCTGGCCGTCCGTCATCGGGCACTGGCCCATCTGGTCGCAGGCGGCGCACTCGACGGACAGCCTGACCGTAGCGCCGTTGTTGGGGCACTCGAATGATTCTTCCTGGGTTTCGGTCGGCTGTTCCTGGGCGGCGGCAGTATCGGCCTCGGGATCGGGAACAACACCGGCGGCGGCCACCATTTTCCGCCCGATCTCCAGAGCCTTGTTGCACTGGGCGGTGTTCCATGCCGTTGGCGGCCCCTGCCCCTTGTCCCCCATGGTTTTGACCACGGGATCGAAGACGCCCATGCCTTCCAGTTCGGCTCTGGTGTCCGCTCGCCGCTGGTCCATCTCGGCCCGGGTGGGAACGTTGCGAGATTTTCCGTTGCCGTTGCCGTTCGCTCCCGGTTGCTTGGCCTGCCACTTCTCGAAGGCAGACCAGAACCCGTTAAAGTTCTCGATGGCCTGAGACTTGACCTCTTCAACACGGCATTCATTCATACGAGCCGTCTCAGCCAGGAAGCGCATGAGATCAGCTATGGGTGCATCTCGCTCGGCGGCCATGGCGTCGAAGGCCGAAGTATCCACCGGAGTCACATCGATGGCCGCCGGCATCCCGGCCGTCATGTCGACCACGCGAGCTTCGGCGATACGTTCCGCCTCGTCCTCATCGTAGACGCCGGCAAAACCGAAGGCGATGCGGGCACCCTGAATAAGGGCCTTGTGGCGGAGAAAGCGCTTGGTGTGAGACTGCCAGGGTCCGTTGGTCTTGTATGTTCCGTTCCTGCCAGAGCCCACAAAAGGCGGCTTGTAGCATTCGTCCAGGTATTCACGGATCACTGCGGGGCGAGACCGATCCTTGCGATAGATGACAGCCTCGATCCATTCTGGGCATGGCTTGGAATCGTCGTCCATCTGGACGAGCTTCGGAGAATCCCTGAACTCCACTCCATCCATGGCCGGGTGTTCGTTGATGATCCTGGCCCATCCATCCACGCCGACGATGGGAACGATGCCGTTCTTTTTGTCGGGAAAGGCATAAATTTCCCTGGTGAAGGGGTTCAGGTTGTACTGATCGGCCACGATAAGAAGGGCGGCCATCTGTTCGTCGCTTATTTGCTGGGCGTTGCCGTCTCGGTCAGCTTTTTGCTTGAAGCAGGTGGCTTTAAGGATGCCCATGAGCTTCCCTTCGTCCACGCCGAATTTCTGGCCGTATTTCTCGGCAAACTTCGCGAGAAGTGCTCCTTTCCCGGTCGGCTTAACTGCAGCCGCAGTCTGTTGGTCTGGCAAATTCATGGCCTATCTCCTGAATCTGGTTTCGGTGTGCTCGAAGATGCGAATGCCGGGGATGTTGCGGGCTCCATCCTTGACCGCCTGCCTGATCCTGGCTTCGCACGGCATTAGGTATTCGTGGGGGATGGCCGCATCATCCTGGATCTCAAAGCGCCATTCCGTGTGCTGGTAGGACGTCCCTTCCGCCGTGCGCACGGGGCCAGAAGCCTTGGGCACGGCCGGGGCTTCGATCTTGACCGGCTCGACATGAGCGGCCTTGGCCTCGGCATCCAGCTTGGCCTGGAGTTCCTCCGCCTGCCGGCGCGCCTCTTCCTCGGCCTTGCGCCGCTCCAGTTCCTTGCGCTGCTGGTACGCGCCGATCTTCCGCTTGAGGCCGTATTCGATGCCGACCAGCTTTTCCGAAAAGCTCTTGGCCAGGGCGTTGACGGACCGCACGAACTCGCCCGGATCGGCCACGAACCGCTTCCTGGCGTCCTCGATGGCCTTCCCGAGTTTCTTTGCCTGCAGGCCCATTTCGATGGCCCGGGTGTTTTCTTCGTCCGAGGTAATATCCACGGCCGCTGCCTGCTCTTGCATTGCGTCGATCTTGGCCATGTACGGTGCAAGAGCCGCCTTGACCGGGGCCATGTCGTAGGGGTTAACCGGTGTCGGCGCGGGTGCCGACATCTCGAAGACGTCAGGAGCAACCGGCGGCATGCCGGGGGTCGGTTCGCGGAGCGCCGCGCCGAAGTCGATCGCTGCCATTTTCAGTTTCCTCCGTTGAAGTATTGCCAGCAGGCCAGGGCGTTGCGGAAGACGGCGAGGTCATGTGCTGCAGTGGCCGTGGACTCGTTGACGATGGGTTGGCCGGCGGATTTCTTGAGGCGCACGGACATGAGCCGGCGCACGTCGAGGCCGCGCTTTCTGGCCAGAGCCTGATAGGCGGCAAGCTGCGGGCGCCACGCCTTTGCCCGAGACATTGGGGTTTTAAAATCGATGACGGAAAGGGAGTCGTCCCCACGCAGGCGGCAAATCAGGTCAGGATGTCCCTGGTAGCCAGTGGCTTCGTCCACAAGCTCCTCCTCACAGAGGATGACGTCTGCCACGATGGGGGCCCATTGCTCGAAGGAGAGCACATACCCGGCGACCTCGGGCGAAACAGGCGGTGACCAAACACCGGTTAGCCGGCAAGCGCAGGCCCGATGCACTAGGGTTCCCCGTTCAGCCGCATGTGCCAACACGTCGTCAGGGACGCGCGAAAAATCGGCCCAGGGGGACAGGATGCGCGTGACCGAAGGCAGCGTCCCGCCGCTGGGCGTCATACCGCCTGCTCCCGGGGCCTCCCCATGTGCAGGCAGAAGGCGACAATGGCCAACTGCACCGTGGTGAGCCCTGCATTCGGCGCGAGACGCTTAAACTTCTCGATGTCGGCCCGGTCTTTGTCCGTGAGGCTGGCGAGTACGGCCACATGCTCGGGGGCAATGCTGGTAGGGATGGCGTTGGTGTTCATGCGGCAGACCTCTGTTCGCCCACGCTTGCCTTCGTCAGCGCCTGTCGGGAAATCCCTTCGATCTCCACGGCCAGGGATCGGCCGCTTGGGAGCTTCGCCCCGTCCGCAATGGATGCGCAAATGGCGTTGATACGGCCCATAGCCTCATGCAGATACCAAACACGGCGCACCAGCTCCGGGTTCTCGGAGCCGTCGGTGGCGTTGAGCACTTGCCGGATGTCGGAAAGGACGTTGTAGGCACCGTGCTCGACCCGGGCGAAGTCGGCTTTGAACTGCTCCGACTCCAGTGGCCGCCACTCTATGCGATAGTCCACGCCGCGCGCCGGGAGCTTCCCATGTTCACGCTGAAACCCATCACGCCAATTCTTGAAGTATTCTTCCGCCTCGGGCTCATCGGGGAATGTTGCCATGTCCTGAAATACGCCGCATGATACATGCGTGGAGAAAACGACGGCCTGATCCGGGGTTATTTTCTGCGCTTCCATGACCTACCTTCCTCCCCACATGCCGACCTCGGATGGCAAGCCGACATATTGACTATTGGTGCCCCAGCGCAGGGGCGTAGAAATAAAAAAGGCGGCCACACCGACCGCCGCGATAATCGCCAGCCCCGCAAACGCGTGTTTTATGTCGTGCATGCCACCTCCTGAAAATATAAGGGCCGCTCTATAGAGCGACCCTAAATGTTGCGGCCCATCCGCAGGTAGTCTTCAGCCAGCCACGACCATGGCCGGCTCGTCAGACCTATTGAGCTACGTCTATATCATCATCAGTATGAATGGGAGTTTTCGTGTGGGGCGGGACGGTTATTGTGGTCCCAGCAGGAACGATGAGGATTTCGTAGCTGTCGCCGAGTTGAGCGCGTAGAGCTGTCAGAAGTTCCCGTGTCGTGGGGTTTGATTTTTGTTTGGAAAGAGGAGCAGATGTAGCGTTAATCTCAGCAGCAGGTGTTTTGGGGTTAACTCCCTCAACCAGATAGGGGGATTCAGCATCACCTAGTATCCAGGACGGATTCACGCCATAACGCCTGTACAACGTAACGAGCCAGCCGTCGGGGATTACCTGCCGTCGTTTAGCGTCGGATATGCTGGACTGTTTGATGCCTAGGATATTTCCAAGTTCCGTTTGCGTTCGGCACCCCGTAATGCTTTGGATGCGTTCCATAGCTATCTCAAAATCCATGATGTCCTCGCTTTTTTGGAACCGCCCATAGGTAAACGTCGGAAAAATCCGGCTCAGGTTAAATGATGATACACGTGAGTATTGATAAGGTCGAGTTTCAACGCGATGTCCCAATTACAACAAATTCGTGTGGCACCGCGTTGAATCCCGACCGGGACCGACTCGTGCCGGCCCCGTATTACTGCCCCTGCGCTCGCTGGTCCACGCGGTTGTGCGCTCGCTCTTGCTGCGTAAGGGGCCAAGTTTTCAAAGAGCCAACCTGTAAGGATTCCTTACAAGTTCAGTTCTTCAATTAGCCTTAATACCTGCCTTCCCCTCGCCTTTTGCGTCCTTCCGTCCCTTTGGGAGCGTCCCGCCTCTGGCTGGGCTCGTCATCCCGGTTATCCGGCTCTTGGCGTCTGGCTTGGTTCCGGCCCGCCCACCCGTTCGCTACTGGCTCCGGCCAGATTGGCGCGGTGCGTTCGGTTCGTGGTGGGCGTCGTTGATGCAAATAATAGACGTAAGTCTAGAATTGTCAATAATTAATAGATATAAATCTAATATACTGAAAATACATGATAACTTGCGTATAATTGTGCGCTGTCGGGAGACTATGAGCTAGGTTGACGAGGCGATGGACGGGATAGGGAGAGTGCTCGGGTGGATGTGTATCCATCCGAAGCGTTGGCTGCTGAGGACGAGGCGCTTTCAAACAGAGCGTCTAGTCATACCATTATAATATCGGGTGGTTAGCATGAGTACTTGTTCAAGAAACACTGATTTGTTCAATATGAAATAAGAATTGCTAATGGTGTATAAAAACTACTGATTTGATTTCCCAAGGGCATGAACATAAACAATACCCATCAACGGGTGATGCAACTTTAGGGAGAGGTAATGCTATGGAAGCGATAACTAATGAACATCGCGTATTAACTCATATGATTCAAAAGCTTAAGAATATTTCTCCGTATTCATCTAATAACTATGAATTGACTAAGATAGCAGGATCATCAATAAGTACAGGGTACTTAGATGGTAAGCAGGTGAAAAGGATAATATTTTATCTGAGAGGTATAGGATGCTCGTGGTGTAAACTAGATTATGGAGGCTGCTCCATGTGTGGCCATTTCCACGGCACAACAAAAGGCGATCTCATGCCAGAAGGATATCACCTTCAGCAGTTCAAAAGTGCCTATGAAAAATATGATTTTAAAGAATACCCGATTGTGTGTATTTATAACGCTGGATCATTGTTGAGCCGCGAAGAAATACGTGACTATGATTTCTCGGAAATATTAAAGATTATTGATTCCAATAGTAAAATAAAGCATGTCATCATAGAAAGTAGGCCTGAATTTGTTACAGAAGAATCAATGAGTGTGGTGCAAAATTTATTGAAGAATACATCGGTTGAAATCGGGATCGGTCTCGAGTCAAGTTCTGAAGTGGTTCGTGACCTTTGTATAAACAAAGGGTTCTCATTTGAAGATTATGCTCGTGCAGCAAAAGTTGTTAAAAAAAATAAATTTAAGTTGTTGACGTATATAACAGTAAAGCCACTTTTTTTGACAATAAACGAATCAATTGCTGATGTAATATCGAGTTTGGAAAAGATAAATGGGCTGACTGATGTTGTTTCGCTGGAGCCGACAAGTATACAAAAGTGGACGTTGGTAGATTATTTTTATTCAGAAGGAATTTACCAGATACCAAGCGGGTGGATGCTGAGAGATATCGTAATTGAAGCGCAAAATTTAATCAAAAAACTTGACTTTGAATTACGTATTGGTGGGTTTGAATTTTACCCAACACCGAAGCTTTACGTCAGCAATTGCTATCGGTGTAATGGTGAATTGTATCAAGCAATAAATAATTTTAATGTTCACAAAAGTATTGAAGATATTTTAAACTTAGAGTGTGAATGTAGGAGTATATATGAAACAGAAAAACAGAATGAGTTGGCTTCGTTTCGAGACGCAAGTCTGCCTAGTAGGATATCAGAGATAATCGCGGAAAAGTTGCTGTCAAAATATCGGATGTAAGTGAAAGGGAATTATCATAACGTGATGTAGTGATAATTGCAAAAAAACAGATGGAGGTTCCCATGTCCCAGACTGAATATCTCATCCCGTTTATCGCTAAGTTTATGGAACCAATAATTTCCCGGGAACAAAAAATGGCATTGTTGCGTTTTCGATATGAAAATGGAGTGGAGGGCTGTATTGGTATACGTGACGAAGCTGTCGAGACGTTGCGGCGTGCTCTTGAAAAAATAACAGAAAAAAATACCGACATGGAAGAGGTTGGATGACTCGTATATTAATGGGTTAGCAGTTCACGTGATTTTATTTGGATTTCAGAAGTGAATTGCTTCAAATAATTGAAGTCAATATTCCAGCAATGCCAGTAAAGGTTGACGTCGATATATACACCTGGAAAGATGTCAACAAGTTCACCGTTTTTAAAATATTTATCCGCTTGCATATTAGGAACCGCGCCATAACCCAATCCAGATAAGACGGCGTCGAGTAATCGCTCTGGTGAGGGCATGTAATGAGTGTTAAATTCTGGTGGAATCTTTTGAAAAATATTTTTGAATAATTTATAGTGGAGGTTATCTTTTGTGTTAAACATTACAGTTGGAGCGTCTGCGGCGCTGTCGTAACTGACACCATTCCCAAACCATTTTTGGCAAAAGTTTTTATTTGCAGCAAAACTATATTGCATACTTCCGAGGTAATGATACGAGCATCCCTGAATAAGTTCATTGCTTGCGCTAATGCATCCAACTACCTCGCCATTTTTAAGTAACTTACGAGTTTCATCTTGATCGTCAACGATTATATTGATTAACACATTGTTTTTAATTGTAAATTCGCTGATAATGTCGTAAAACCACGTTGCCAGACTGTCAGCATTAACGCCGACAGTAAGCACTGTGTATTTATTTTTTGCACCGGAGAGTACATTAGATAGTACCTCATTCTCTAGGCACTTAACTTGCTTGTAGTGTTTAAAAAGCTGTCTACCTGCAGAGGTGGCCCTGGGGGGGGATGTCCTTACAATAAGGACTTGTCCCATATAGTCTTCGAGTTGTTTAATACGTTGCGAGACAGCAGATTGAGAAATGAATAATGATTTTGCAGCCTTTTCGAAGCCGCCACAATCAAGGACTAGACCAAATGCCTCTAGCAAATTGTTGTCTAGCATTTGTTGTATCCTTATATTTTAAAGAAGGGACACATTAAATGGGAAATTATTATCTGCCTATCGGCGTAGTTGTCTTGTCAAATGTTCTTTACCACGTATTCCAAAAGTCAATACCACAGCAATTTAACCCATTTATTTCACTTGTTATAACTTATATCACAGCAATAATTTTTTCTTTAGTTTTATTTCCATTTTATCCATCAAATACACCGCTCATTGGGCAGCTAAAACTATCAATTTGGCCAAGTGTCGCTTTGGGATTCGCAGTTGTTGGCCTAGAGGTTGGTTTTTTACTCGCCTACAGATTGGGTTGGAATATAAATGTTGCTTCAATTGTGTCTAATATAACCGTCGCAGTTTGCCTTCTTCCGATAGGGTTCTTGATTTATAAGGAGAGTTTTACAAGACTTAATTTTGTCGGAGTTCTCCTTTGTATTATTGGTTTGATATTAGTTAATAGGTGAATTTGCAGCGCCGCTTTAATCCTTGCGCCCATTATTGACGCACCCGCGCCTTCATTATTCCTTCCTTAGTAAATGCGATTGGTTGGACTTCAACCATCTGCCCAATCCCAAGGCTTTGCCGCCCCTCTACCCGCATAGTAAACCAGAAATCCTTACCCTCCTGCTGGAACCCGAATGTGTGGTCGTTGATCACCTCAACTACACGTCCATGCATCCATGGTCGGGTAGGCTCTTGGTGCGGATCAAAGAGGGCCACCGCTGCGATTACGGCAATCGCGAAAAGCCACATGCGTCCGAGTATACGCCAACGGGCTTTCAATAGACCTCCAGCCTGCTCTACTGTAGCCCCTGTTTTGCGCATGGTTCCGCGACAAACGGGTTGCGGTTGCCCTGTATTGACTCTATTCGCTTTGCCCGTGTGCACTCCCAGGGAGTGATGGGGTACATTTTGTCCCAGGCGTCCATTAGCTTGTTTTGAGCTTTACTCATTTTATAGCGTGGGTACGCCCACTGCATATATTTATATGTCCTGGCGATTCTTCCGCGTGCATTTGCAGGGGGCTCAACCTTATTTTCCTCAATCTTCATGGGACAGGAGCCAAAACTTGATGCGGCGGATGGCAACATGGTGAAGTTAAAATTGCTCCGTTCTGCATTAACACAACCTATTGCCGGGTAAAGATTGTACATGTCGCTTTGCATGTATCTATATTCCATGCTCACCTTAGATGCGCAGTTTCGCCCTTTAAATTCTTTCCCTTTATTGTCCACGCACTGAGGATCGCCATCGCGCCATTCTGTAAATGTCCTCCCAAAATTTTCAGCTGGGACAACATGTTCCCATTCTATCCTGCCACACCGCTTGACATGCTTATCCGTATGAAATCCTGATGGGAGAGTAACATTCTTTCTTTCGTCATACTCAGCACCACAATATATCGTTTGACGGTGATCGTAGTAGATTTTTTGCTCGAGAAGTTTCTTTGTTTTGTTGAACGAGTCAATTTGAGTGTTGCCATTACCGACGGCCCATGCGGGGATTGAAAGAGCAAGAATCGCTAAAAGCAGTGTAAAAATTCGCATATAAGTTCCTGGCATCGCTTTTATTTCACGTGATGCTGTTCGCGATAAGTCTTGACCATCTTGTCAGTGACATCTTTTGGGTAGCAGAGCGGCGACCGACCGCCCGGCCGGCTGTATGCACTTCGCCCCCCACAACGCCGTCCATTGCGCATGGTGTTGTAGGGGCAGGGGCAGTTGCCAGGGTAAGACTGAAGCGACTCTTTGATGATCATATCGCGGACCTGCTGGTCCGTGACGGCAAAGGAAGATGCGGGGATTAAAACCAAGGCCAGCACAAGAAGAAGACTCTTCATGACCATGCTCCGGTTTAATATGTTTTACTTTTCCTCTTTAAAGCTCTTTTCCTGCCCATAAAATTTTACCTAAAATTGCAAAGTCATCTTGCCCTTCAAAAGGGACATGGACATCCTTGTGTCTTTTACGTTCGTTGTCACCTGCAAAAAGATGCTCATCTGGTGTTTTTTTGTATCTTTTTATGTAAAGTTCTCCTCTCCATCTGATGGCGTATACCTTGTATTCAATTAGTTTTTTTGCATCATCGCTTTCATCGATAAGTACAATGTCTCCATCATCTATTGTTGGAGACATAGAGTCGTCAAAAACACTCATTACCTTCAAATTGTTAGGATTAGCTCCTTTACTTGTTATCCAGTGTCTCAAGAATGCAAGTGACCCTTCAATCTCACCACTTGTTTCAAGAGAACCTCCACCAGCTGCCAGTTTGGTTCTTGCCTTAGGTATAAAAACATATTTTGTCTCATCCGGCTCATCGTCCTCAATAATTCGCAATCCACATGCATCTGCCAGCCGACCCAATGCTTCAAACTTGGGGAGGGTTTCTTTTTTTAGCATTCGACCCAAGCCGGTCTTGTCATAATCAGCAGCCTCGGCAAGGCGGGAGTCTACGCCCCCAAAGCGCTCTTTATGGGCCTTTTTGATGGCCGCGAGTAGGTCTCGTGTGAATCCCATATTTTCACTTGAGCAGAAAGGTAGATAATTGTCTATAGATCTATATCTAGCTATTGCGTTGACAATTTAGATGTGTGTCTACATAATTTCCCCATGAACACCCGGATTGTCACCCAAGAAGACCTTGTGCGGTATTTTTCGACCCCCGGGGCTCCTGTCGCCAGCCACTTAGCCGAGGCCGCCGGGGTGGCTGTTCAGTCCATCACACGGCCGTGGAAAGGGAAACGAGGACGCTTCCGGTGTGGCGTTGATGTCAGCGCTAAAATCGGGAGATTCGTTCTTGATGGCCATCCCCTTCCATCTGCGTCTTCTTCTGAACCTCAACCCCCCGGGGAGGCTGCGTGATGGCTCGTCATCCGCGGCCCTGCCACTGCGTCCTCTGCGGCAGCGATCCGCCAGGGGTGCGAATCGTCCACACGCTCATCATCTGCCGGCCCTGCCTGGAGCTCCCCGGCAGTAGCTACCCGGACACGTGCTCGTATTGCCACCAGGAAGCCGTCTGCCATCACTGGCCGAGCCTGCGCGGGGCTGGCGGCCTACCCATTTGTGAAACGTGCCGGGCCAAATTCCTGGCTCAAATGAATGAAGCCGCGGCCTAACCGCGAAGGAAGCCATCATGACCATCAAAGAACACGGTATGGGCTGGATCATCGAACCGGACACATCGGATCAACGGCAGGCCCTCGAAAAGATCGTCGAGGGCCTGCGGGAACTCGCCACGACGAGCAAGGCAACCTACGGCGGGGACTGCGCCAGCTGCCAGTGTCGCGACTTCCACATGTCGGACTGTGCCATCAACAATACACCAGCGTTACCGGCCGGCCCCTGCGACTGTGGGCTTAAAGTTTAGCAACGATCCTCGGGATGTGTTTATCGCTATGTGGATTGTAGCCAGGTCTGGTCCCGGAAAACGCTTCTCCAATGGTGACGTTGCGCATTTCGTCGAGGCGAAAAAGTCTCCACCAGGGTTGTTTTCCGCTTTGACTGTGACCGGATACGTGCCAGCAGCGGAGAAGCTCCTGACCATCAGTGCCATAACCACAGCAATGCGGCTCAACAGTTCGCATCCCTCCGTTGTACCACAGGTTGATCGTCTGGCTGTTTCGGATAGCACCTGCGATTTCCTGCATAAGCATTTCGCTTCTCCTCTCGGTTTGGGTTTGGGTTGCACCTATCCAATACCGGGAGGAGGGGCGGAAATAAAGGGGTCACCCGTGCACACGTCCAAAGTCTCCGATGGGCAACGCGATCTGCATCATGATCAGGCCATCCCAATGTTCGATGGCGTATCGTTCAGCCTCCCGCTGCCATTGCTGGGGCGTGAGGTTGTCGGGGAGTTTCCGGGTTCTAAACTGGATATCCAGGGCGGATCGGATGCGCAGGGTCAGGAAAATGATGCCGGGGAAATCGGGGTCACGGTGCGGATGCGCGGAGAGGTGTTTTTGATCGGCCATGCCAAACAATCACCGATCACACCACTCTCGTAAATTATAACTACAAGTGGGTTTTCAAATGCTCCAGTGGATTCACGACTTCAAAGTGCTGCTGCACGACGTTGTTTTCGGGAACAAGGACCTTCCGGCAAAGGCCATCGCATCAAAGCTGGGCTTGGAATATCCGAATCTCGCTCGGCAGGTGAACCCGGACGACAATGGTGCCCGCTTCGATGCTGCTATGGTCGTGCCGCTTTCGCATGTCACGCGGGATATGCGGCTGCTCCACTTCCAGGCGGCCTGTCTTTCTCATCGGGCGCGACCGCTCACAGACCTTACCCTGCCGGATGCTACCCCGCTGCAGCGGCATGTCTCCCTCGACTTGGCCGTGACGGCCTTCAAACGATTGGATGCCGCCGGCGAGCGATACGAGGTCCTCATCGCGGCCATGGCCGAAATCGCGGACGCGGCCGAACGTGTCTGCGTGCAGGCTAGGGCGCGGGACATGGGCATACGCCCAGAAGAGGCCGTTGTTGGCCGCGTCATGTTTCGGAGGGGTGCGTAGCTATGGCCCAAAAAACTCTCATCTGCCCGGGGTGTGGCGTGGCGATAACGTGGTCAATCCCAAAGCCGGGAAAACTTCGGCTTGGTTGCGGCTGCCACAGCGTCATTTTCGATACCTCCAGGGTCTCTCAGGATGACGTGAACGCGCTCAAGATGGCGACCGAGCAAATCCAGCGCGAGGAGCACGCCAAGGTGATGGCCATGACGGCTGTGATGGCACCGGGAGGGGAGGCGAGACAGTGATGCTTGACCTCCTTGGTGGCGGTTTCGGCAAGGATATGCTGACACTCGCTTTGAGGCGAGCCGGCTTGAAGGGATTCTTTTCTCCTGCACCGTGCAGCGGACACGCCAGTGTGGTTCAGGTAGGAGCGTGAAATGGATTGGTTCCGCTGGTATCACGAATCCTGCACAGACCCGAAGTTTCGGGTGGTGGCTAAAAAGGCCGCCAAGGACGTCGAGGGCATCCGCGTCTCGGACGTGCTGGCTGTGTGGGCGATGATGCTTGAAAGGGCCAGTTCATGCGAACCGCGAGGATCATTCGCCGGATTCGATAGCGAGGCTGCCGACGCGGCTTTTGACCTCCCTGAAGGGGGCGCGGCTGCCATCCTCCGCGCACTCGCGGCAAAGGATCTCACCAAAGGGGACAGGATCGCCAATTGGGATAAGCGGCAGCCCAAGCGTGAGCGTGAAGACAACAGCGCCACCAGGGTTAAGGCTTTTCGTGAAAGAAAAAAGCAAGAAAATAAGATGAGTTGCGATAATGTAACGCCATGTAACGCCACGCAACGCCAGGAAACACCTAGATTAGATAAGAGAAGAGAAGAATTAAATAACAGGGTGTCCCCCCTACCCCCCAGGGGGGGGGATGGAGCGACGAATCTCCCCCTTTCGCCCGAGGATGACCCGGACGCCCAGCCGGGAGCCGAGATTTCCAGCCTCAACGACTGCGTCTTTGAGTTTCAGGACCTCGCGGCGGCTTACCAGCAAGCCGGAGGAAACGTGGATGTGGTGCCGGCCTATAAGGCCTATCAGGCCATACGCCACGGATTCCCCCTAGCCAGGGTCGTGGACGATCTGAAGCAGCGAAAACACTGCGACCAGTGGAAACGTGGGAAAATCCCGAAGCTCTCGAACTATCTCCGGGATCGGGTTTGGCTCAATGCGATTCCAGCCCGGGCCAGCCCTTCCCGCGACCCAACCACGCCACGGACCTATCGGGAATGTCAGGACCTCGAGCGCCGCCAGGAGATGGAGCGATTGAGAGCAGGGAGGATGCAGCATGAACAGACTGGATTGGGCAATGATCCGCACAGCACTGGGAGAATGCAACATGCGGCTCTCCCCGCATCTGCGGCTCCTGCCGACCGAACTTGACGGGTGTGCGGATATTTTAGCTAAGGACCTCGCCCCATGGACGAACCGACGTTTTCTGGCGGCCGTTGATGAGCATCGCCGGCGCTCGAATTTTGTCCCGACCACCCGTGATTTGATCGTGGCCGATCAGGTCGCTCCGAGTGAGCCTGAGCGTAGCCCGCTACCACCTGGGGAGGAGGATCTGGAAGCGCAGTTTGCGATAAACCGCGCCGGCGTCCGCCGCATCCTTGACGAGGTTTGCCGCGGTAAACGGGTGGTGGCATGACCCGCCCCTGCGACGACCACCCCGGCATCCGTTGCGCCACTGGCGGCGTGTGCCGCGGCAAGCTCTACTGGGAGGGGAAGGCCGATAAGCCAAAACCGCTCTCCCAGGTTTCCGAATGCCAATGGCCCGGCCGGGCATGGGAATGCGTCCGGCTGGATAATCTCGAGCGAACCAGCAACCCGGCCTAGGCCGGCAGGAGGACAAAATGGATCGGTACGAAGCGATGAAAGAGGCCCTGGAGATCGTTAAGGCCCAGGCGAGCGTGCGCACCATGAACGAGGATGAAATAACCGGCATGATCGCCAAGGTCACGGCCGGCATCATGAGTATCGAAGGCCCGGCCCCGATAGAAGAACAGCCGCCCTTGATGGACCAGGCCAAAGCCATCAAGGAGTCCTCCATCGTCTGCCTCGAATGCGGAAAGTCGTTCAAGATCCTGACCAAGAAGCATTTGGCCTCCCACGGCCTCACGCCCGAGGAATATCGAGCCAAGTACGGCTACAAGAAGGGCACCCCCCTGGCTTGCAAGTCCCTGCAGCGGGAGCGCCGCAAGAAGATGCGGGAGATGAAGTTGTGGGAGCGGCGTCAGAAGCCGGAAACCGAGGCGAAGCAGTAGCATGCCCGGGGCGCGCGTCGACATTTCCGAAATTCGGGCCGCTGGTGGTCTCAAGTCATGGCTCGAACGTGAGAAGGCCAAAATAGGCGTGCGCCCTATCTCGCTTGTTTCCAAAAAGGCAACAACTCCCAAGCGACCGAAGCCGGCCAAGCGGTCGGAGCATGACGAGCAGGCCCTTGTGATAGCCAGGGCCGAAGCGCTGGCCCCGAGCGTGCCGGCATTAAACATGCTTTTCGCCATTCCAAACGGTGGGCATCGCTACAAGGCTACGGCGGCCAAACTCAAGGCGGAAGGGGTCAAGTCAGGCGTAAGCGATCTTTTTCTTTCCGTCTCGCGGGGTGGGTTCCATGGCCTCTATATCGAAATGAAGGCCCAGGGAGGCCACGCAAGCGACCAGCAAAAGGAGTGGATCGAAGCCGCAAGAGCCGAGGGTTATTGCGCGGAGGTGTGCGTAGGCGCTGACGCGGCGTGGCGGGTGATCTGCGAATATCTGGGGGTTCAGGCGTGAGTCGTTTCGACTGGGAAAAGATCAGGGCCGAGTACGAAGCCGGGGCGAGCCAAAACGAACTCTCCAAGCGTCATGGGTGCTCTCGAGGGGCTGTCCAAAAGCACATAACTGCCGAAGGCTGGTCGCAGGATGTCAGGCCTGTTTTGGACCGCATGGTCACCGAAAAAGTGGCAGGGGTGGTAGCAGGTAGCAACCCCCAAAAAAAGGCCGCAGCGCTTGGCCTGGAGGCTGACCGCCGGGTGGGTGTGGTCCTGCAGCACCGGCAGGAATGGGAGGACCTGCGCAAGAAGCTCGGCAAGGCAAAGACGTTCGACGATCGAAAGCAGGTCAAGATCACGGCCGAGACGCTCAAGATCATGCAGGAGGGAGAACGCAAGGCCTGGGGGCTCGAGGTCCCGATGACGCCGGTGCAGACGGGGGGAGAGGCGGATAAGCCTGGGCGTCAAGTTAAAGTGGCCGTCATCGTCAAGTCGGAACCGACTCCAGGTGGTGTCCTGGCCGCGGCCATGGAGATTTCGCAGTGAGTCATGCGCATGGCGACGTCTTGCTGGAACTCTCGCTGCATCCAAAGCAAAAGCTTGCGCTGGAGACGCCGGCAACTGAGCTTCTTTTCGGTGGCGCAGCTGGCCCTGGAAAGAGCCATTTTCTGCGTGTGGCCGCCATCTGGTGGTGCGACATGGTCCCGGGCATCCAGGTCTACCTGTTTCGTCGCCTGTCCGTGGACATGGTGCTAAACCACATTGAGGGGCCGACCGGATTCCCTTCGCTCCTGGCTCCTCTTCTTGAGGAGGGTACGGCCACTATCAACTACGGCAAGATGTCCATTTACTTCGCCAACGGAAGCGCCATCCATCTCCGGCACTGCCAATACGAGCAGGACAAAATCAAGTATCAGGGGGCTGAGTTTCACGTTCTGCTCATTGATGAGCTGACCCATTTTACTGAGTCGATTTATCGCTATCTGCGGGGCCGTGTTCGCCTTGGCGGTCTCAGTGTTCCCAAAAAGTTCAAGCCTTTTTTGCCTCGCGTGGCGAGTGCCAGCAACCCGGGAGGCATCGGGCATACGTGGGTCAAAGGATCCTTCATCGACATCGCCCCGCCCATGACCATCACGGACATGCCCAAAGACGAGGGCGGCCTGCGCCGGCAATTCATCCCGGCCCTGCTCTCCGACAATCCGACCATGTCTGAGAACGATCCGGACTATGAGTCCAGACTCATGGGCCTGGGCGACACGATGCTTGTCCGGGCCATGCTGGCCGGCGACTGGGACATCGTTGCTGGTGGCATGTTCGATGACGTCTGGTGTCGGGATAAGCAGATCATCCCCGCTTTCGACATCCCCGTTGGCTGGGTCATCGATCGTTCATTCGACTGGGGCGACAGCAAGCCATTTTCGGTCTGCTGGTGGGCTGAGGCTGATGGAACAGAGGCAACACTGGTGGACGGGACGATATGGTGCCCGCCCCGGGGCACGCTGATCCTGATCGACGAGTGGTACGGCTGGTCTGGCAAGCCGAATGAGGGTTGCCGGATGCTGGCGACCGATATTGCCAAGGGCATCGTGGATCGCCAAGCCGAACTGACTGCTGCTGGACGGATAGTCGGCCCTGTTCTCCCAGGACCGGCCGACAACTCGATTTTCGACGTGGCCAACGGCAACTCCATCGCCCGGGACATGGAGGCTGCCGGCGTGACCTGGGCTCGATCAGACAAGCGGCCAGGGAGCCGCGTCAACGGCTGGCAGCGGTTACGCAAGCTGCTCAAAGCCAGCCTCAAGCACCCCATGGATGAGCCTGGGATTTTCGCGTTCGACCACTGCGTTCACTTCGTCCGGACGCTGCCTGTCCTGCCCAGGGACAAATTCAAGACCGACGACATCGACACCGAGTCTGAGGACCATGAGGCCGACGCCGTGCGGTATCGCGTCTTGTACGACACGAAACAGAGACAGGGGGTTGATCTGTCATGAGAATAAAAATTCTCAAGGACTGGGCTACCGGCGCTCAATATCTCCATGACACTGATCTGGATTGTGATTACCGCCGCATCCTGGCTGGCGTGGCTTGGCCGACAGAAGCCAGGCCCGGTGCGATGGTGCTTCTTTCCGAGGAGCGCGACCGCGATCCGGCCTTTCTTCGCCATCACCTGCATGTGCTACTCGAGCATACGACTGAGCGGCCCGAGGCGCTCATGGATACCATGGATTTCGCGCAAGACGATTTTGGGGCACTGGTGTTTCATGGCGAACTGGGCATGTTGGCCAAAATCAGGGTCAACGCCCACAACGATGATCTGGACCTGCGCCGCAAGCCACGGCTGCGCGTCTGGACGCCACCCATGACGCCAGGGAGCGAAGGATTGCTCGCCCGGGTCAGGCTGCTTCTGGACAGGGTCAAGGGGGAGAAGACGTTGCACTTCGGGCAAGGATCGTTGATCCCGGCGGCCGTTGGCCCTCTGCTGGTCCCGGGGTGGGAGGAAGATGATCTGCAGCCCCTGGCCCTGGCCTGTTTGGCTGCTGTGACGGCTGCCGACCTGTCGCAGCCTGGGGAATTTATCGAACGGGCGCACAAGGGAGCACCGAGCTCGGTGGGGTACTGAGATGCCGGAAGAGCAAGAGAAGATGCCGGCATTGCTCCTCAAGGGTGCCGCAGCCATCGCCAAGGCCATCGGTGAGAACCGAAACGATATCCCCTCTCTGGTCGAGAACGAGGGGCTACCGGCATGGCGCAAGGGCGGCAAGGGTCCATGGAAGGCTCGGCCGGCATCGGTTGACAAGTGGCTGGAGGAGCAAGAACGCAAGCACGTAAAATCCTGTCAATAGTCGATAACTGCTTATTTCGGCTCCAAAACTGCCTATTTCTGCATTCGCCCAATACGTGGGTTTAGCGTGGTCCCCAGCAGCCCGGTAGAGCCCGGGTGAGGGGGCCGTATGAGCAAGCCGACGCTGACCGCTGCAATGCGGTGGCACAATCCCGGAAACATCTCCAAGCTGCCCAAGGGGCAGCTTTGGCAAGGCGAGCTTGACCGACCGGGCCGGTTCGCTGGTTTCCGAACGGATTTTGACGGCCTCAGGGCCTTAGCAATGACGCTCATCTCCTACGAGCGCAAGCATGGAATCCGTACCATCAATGAGGCCGTGCACCGATACGCGCCTCCTCACGAAAACCAGACGGGCGAATATCAACGTAACCTCTCAGACTGGACGGGTTTCGGTCGTGAGGAAGACGTTTCCCTGACCGCCAATCTGGAAACGTTTTTGCCGGCGTTTTGTCGCCAGGAAAACGGTGGCAACAGCTGTCCCCTCGACCACTACCTACCTGAATTGATTCACGAGGCCGCTCAGTCCGCACGCAAGGCCTGGGGGCTCGCGTGACCACCATCCACGCCGCCCAACAGCGCGGCGACTGCCGGGACTGCGCCTGGCGCATCGTCGGCCCCGGGCCAATTCAGTGCATGGCCGCGTCCCTGGCCGATGCAGAGTGTCCGGGAAAAACCAGCCGCGAGGAGTTGCGGCGCAGGGAGTCTCACAATGGAGGATAAGCGTTGGTGGATGTCTCGCGGTGTCTGGGGCGGCATCGTCGCCGCTGCGGCCGGCATCGCCGGGGCGGTCTGGGGGGTGACGCTGACCGCCGACGAACAGGCGCACATGGTGGATCTGATTGTGCCGCTCGCGTCGGCCGGTAGCGCAGTTGCGGGTGGCATTGCCGCCATCGTCGGCCGCGTGCGGGCCAAAAAGCGAATCGGAGGCAAGTCCAATGCGTAAAATCATCGCTATCGTCTGCATTCTCGCCCTGTGTATGGGCGCCCTCGGCTGCGCCAGCCAGACCGGCTCTGGCTCGACCATCACTCTGGCCCAGGCTCAGGCCGGCGTCGACTACCTGGAAAGCTCGGTGACTACGCTCCAGAAGGCCCTGGAGGACGCCAAGGCGACGGGTGACCCGGACAAAATCGCCACTGCCCAGAGTGTGTTGGACAAGGCCCAGGCGGCAGCCGCCGCGTTCAAGGCCAGCCTGCCGAATGCCAGTCAGGATTCGTGGGACGTGGCGCGGTCGCTCATCACCACGGCCGTGTCCGTGCTGGGACCCATCGCCCTGCAAGCGTTGGTGAGCGGGAGCTAAGAAGATGGGGGCTCTCTACACATACGACACCATCCGTCCGCAACTCGTGTCTGGGCACGTGGTGACCTATGATGGGGATAGCCCCCTTTCTCGGGCCATCAAATTTTTTGCGCCAGGCGGCAGTCATACCGCCATGGTACTGCGCCTCAACGATTGCCCCAATACGGTTTTTTGCATTGAGGCGCTGGAAGATGGCCCCGTCCTGACGCGGCTCTCCAAACAGATCAGCAACTACGACGGGATGGTCCACATCCAAATGCCGAGCATCACGGAACGACAGCAACAAGCAATTACGGCCATGTCTTTGCGCATGATCGGCTCCCGGATCGGCTACGACTACCCGAGCCTGTTCGCCAATATCCGAAAGCGTGTCGCACTCAATATGAAGCGCGGGTTTTGCAGCGAGACAGCGCAATATCTGCTCACAAACGCTGGCGTGCTACCACCCCAGTCTGAGGCCATGACTCCCGGCGAGCTTCGACAGGCGCTTGGTCATGAAGTGACGTTGGCTCCCTACACGGCAGCCTGTGAATCCGTGGAGGTTGGAGCCTGATGGGCGAAGTGCTTCGCAGGTACAAGGGCCTCGCGCCCTGGGTTGGGATGGCGCTCACCGTTCTTTCGACCATCGTTGTCAACGTGTGGGTCGCCGCCTACAGCTACGGCGTACTGCAGCAGCGCCAAGCCGACTTCGAGCATCGCCTCGCTGTGATTGAGACCAGCGACCGCGATCAGTCCAGACAGATCAGTGATTCAGCCAACAAACTGGCCCGCATCGAAGAGGGCGTGACTTACATCCGAGAGGCTATCCGCCGGGGTCAATGATGCTGCCTGAAGCCAGCGCCAATACCAATTTTCCACCGGAGACCCCATCTCCTGACGTCTCTGCCAAGCAGTCTCTTGGCGCCACGTTGCGCGAGAAATTCAAGGTGGCCGAGAAGGCCAGGCAAGAAGTCGAACAGCGTTGGCTGGCCGATTTGCGGCAGTATAAGGGCCAGTACGATCCTGAGATCGAGCGCCGAATCGATAAGAACCGCAGCAAGGTCTACCTGCAGCTCACGCGCATCAAGGTCGAGACGCTCACGCGTATGATGATGGCCGGCCTGCTTGGCAACAAGGACACAAACTGGTCCATCGAGCCGACGCCCGAGGCGGACATCCCCTATAACGACAAGGTGATGTTGGCGCAGAAGTTCTTTTCTCAGGGAGGAAAGCCACCTCCGGAAGTCGTCAACGCTGCTGTGCAAGATATGGCCAAGCAGCGCAGCGAAAACATGGCGCGGGAGATCGAAGACCAGCTCTCCGAGAACCGCGGCCGGCGCTATGCCGACGTCATCCGGTCGGCCATCAAGTCAGGGAATCTCTTCGGCACCGGCGTGGTCAAGGGCCCGTTGGTCTACCAGGAAGTCGTCAAGCGATGGACGCTGAGTCAGGATGACCAGACCTGGAATCTGGACCCTGAGATTGAAACGCAACAGAAGCAGCTCTCTGACGGATCGACTGTCGTTGTGCAGACGCCGAAGGTCAAGCTGACTCCGTACATAGAATACGTTCCTGTCTGGGATATCTATCCGGATATGAGCGCAACTTGCTTGGAAGATGCGCAGTACATCTTTCAGCGCAAGATCATGATCAAGACCGATCTTCTTGATTTGAGCAAGCGCGACGATTTCGATGAAGAGGTCATCAAGGCCTACGTCAAGGAGCATCCTGAAGGCGATGCGGACACCTACAAGACCTATGAGACAGAACTCAATTCCATGTCGCAGGATCGGGAGAATCAGCCGAAGCGCGAACGCAAGTTTGAGTTGCTCGAGTTTTGGGGGCTGGTCTCCGGCGAAGAGCTCCAAGGCGTTGGGCTTGATATCCCCGAGGATGATCTCATCAAGGACTTCTGGGCCAATGTCTTTTTGCTGGGAGACAGGATCATAAAGGCCGACCTCAATCCGCTCGAAGGGTCTACCCTGCCGTACTTCTTCTACTACAACGACAAAGATGAGACCTCGATTTTCGGAGAGGGCATTTCGACCAGGACACGGCAGCTTCAAGAACTCACCAACGCCAGCGTTCGTCTGATCGTGGACAACACGGCCATGGCGGCCGGACCCCAGTTCGAGGTCAACCGACGCCTGATCCGGTCCGGCGAGGATCCCACCGACTTGCGCCCCTGGAAGGTGTGGTTGCGCGACGGCGACCCTGACATGGACGATTCGCCGGCTGTGCGTGTGATCCAGGTGCCATCACAGACACAGGACGTAGAGGCGGTCCTGAAGATTTCGACCAGCTATTTTGACGAGGTTTCTAATGTCCCACGCCAGGACAGCGCCGACCCTCAGGGTAAGCAAACGGCCACTGAAGCATCCATCCTGGCCAATCGGAGCAACACCGGGACTACCGAGCAAATCAAGAAATTCGACGACCAGGTGACCATCCCGCTGATCACCGCCCTGTACAACTGGAATATGCAGTTCAACCCCGACCCGAACATCAAGGGCGACATGCAGGTTGTCGTCAAGGGCACGGCCGGGGCTCAGGTCAAGGAGTCGCGGGCACAGATACTGGCCACTTTCCGGCAGCAGGTTGGGCAGGACCCTGAGCTGGCTCAGATGGTCGACTGGCCAAAGTTCCTCAAGGAGTTTGCCGCCAACGCCGACGTGCCAGAGGACGTCATTCTCGGGGATGACGAGATTCAGCAGCACCAGCAGGAGCAGCAAGCCCAGCAGGCCCAGGCTCAGGCCCAGATGGCCCTGCAGCAGTTTCTACAGCAGGCCAAGGCCAGCAACATAAATCCGGCCCAGCTTCTGGCCCAGCTCGCCCAGATGGCCGGCCTTCTGGTCAATCCTCAGGCCATGCAGGGGCAAGGCGCTCTCCCTCCGGGGCAGCCCCCGCAGGCCGGTCCTGCCGGATTGCCCCAAGGGCAGGGTGGGCCCGGGCCGCAATCCAATAATCCAATGGTGCGCATGCAGCCCCCGGTCATTCCCGGCGGACAACAGATGCCGCAACCGATGCGGAGGATGGCATGAAAAGCCTTAAAGTTGACAAGAAGAAAGATGCGAAAAGCTCTGTGGCCGGGCTCGTTTTGTCCAGCGAGAATAGGGAATACCCGTACGGTCTGCGTTTGGAGTTGAACGACGACACTCTCAAAAAGCTCAAGATATCCGTCCAGGATTTTTCCGTTGGCGACGAAGTGCTCATCAAGGCCAAAGCCACGGTAACGAACCTGGGACAGGATGAGGACGATGGAGATCGCCTTTCCCTGCAGATCACCGACATGGATCCGTTCGGCAGCAGTTTCGATGCCGCCTGGGACGAGGCCAACAGTAAAGGGAAGGAGTAGCCATGGCCGCCACCTCGATGAAGACCACCACCCTTGTTGATCCAACCCAGCAGACCGAACTGGAAAAGTGGCTCAATGATAACGGCGCTCTCGACCTGACCAAGGACACCTACACCGACAAACAGGGCCTGTACGACGCCATGAAGGCTGGTGCCAAGTGGCAGGACACGCTGCTTGGTGGCACGAATAGCAAAAAACTGGTGGACGCCAGCGGCAACACGCTCTGGGACCCCGATGGGAACGAGTATTCCGACGCCTGGGACAACACGGACAATGCCAATGGGGACACCACGAGTTTAATGTCCAGCATAAGCCCTGCCATTTCCGGCCTGGACTTGGACGCCGAAGCGCTGGAGTAACCATGGACAGCTATGACGAGTTACTTCAGTCGTTGCGGAGGCATAAAGGGTCCGGTGCCTATTCGGCCGTTGTCGATTTGTTGCATGCGGCTATTGAGCGAAGGAAAGAAGAGCTGGTCGGATGTTCCGTTGATCGGTTTCAGAAGGTGCAAGGAGCAGTTAGCGAATTGCGCCGATTAGTGCGTGCACTGGAGGACTAGGTGGCAATCCCTACCGTAGACGTAACGGTCGTCATCAATGGCCAAGACGGGCTCCCCGTTGAGGGTGCAGTCGTTACGGCCAAGTTGGATCGTGAGGATCGATACAACGGCATGATCGTGCGTCGGACAGTTTCGGGGAAAACCGATTTCACTGGTACGCTTGTCTTGGCCCTATGGCCAAACGCCCTTGGCACAAACGCCTCGCAATATATCGTCACCGTCAGGACAAAAGAGTCCACCACCCGCTATCTGGCCTACGTCCCCAACAGCGATTGCCAGCTCATGTCCATTGTTGACCTGGAACCGGCCCCGGCGCTCTCGGTTGCGCAGGTAGCCATTCGTGACGCCAATGCCGCCAGGACAGCGGCGGAAGAATATGCGAGCGAGGCTGCGGCCTCGGCGCAGACCTCCTCCGCCTCCGAAGGGAATGCTCAGGCCTCTGCAACTGCGGCAAGCCAGTCTGCCTCTGCTGCGGCCTTGTCCGAATCGGGAGCGCAGACGGCCGAAGCCGGCGCCGAAGCAGCATTGGCTGACGCTCAGGAAGCCGCGCAAGGCGCGCAAGCTGCCTTGGAGACCATGGAAAACATCGGTAGTCTCCCCGAGTCCAACCATGTGGCCATAGAGGCTCTTTCCGAAACAGTTCAATATACACAGAAAACTGTAGTTACGAATCAGGCCGATATTCAGTCCATTCGGTCAGATATTGAAACGCTTGTCTTCAAAGAAGTGCTCCCCGTTTCTCGGATAAACGACAACCAACTCTCAGTCACTGGCCCCGAGGCAGCGGCAGGCCCCTACAAGCTCCGTCGGGCGATCAAACTCACCCAGACCTCGGGCGGCACCGGCTACGTCGCCGGGGCTCTCTACGACGCGGATGCCGGCTATGTGGTGGTCACGGTGACCGGGGTCGCCGTGGAGGCCGATCTGTCCGAGGTTTGGCTCGGCCAGGACCCGGACAACGCACCGCTTAACACGGCAGAAGATGAGGCCGTTCTAGCCGCCCTTGTTTTGGGCTGAATGAAGGGGGACGTATGATCCTACGAAACTGGCCTCTCGCATCGGTCGCAGCGGATACGGTCACTGATCTGGTTGTTCCGAGCGGTAGTCTCTCCGTTGGCATTGCTGGTTTTATCATCTGTAACACGGACTCTGAAAGTATGGCCGCCGTATCCGTGACGCTTTCCGACTCGAATGACGCCACGCTCGGAACTCTGTGGCTTGGGCGCCTGGCCCCAGCTGAATCCGTCCACATTGACACAAAAATCTTTATGGCGGCATCTGCCACGCCGGATAAAATCCGTGTGCAATCAGACGTGGCTGCTGTGTCTTTCGTCGCCAGCGGGGTCGAAAAATAATGGGCGTTCGGTATCCAAGCGGTTGGCGTTATAAACTGCCATTGGCTGCCCCAGGTGCCAATCTGGCCAACCTCTTTGCGCTCTATCGCAGCCAGGGAGACGTGACAATCAGCAGCGCGACCAGCCTTCCCACGACACTTGATGGCCCTATTCAAGTGGTTCGCTGCGGATCGTTAACGGTTAACTCAGTGCTATCCGCATCTAATCGATGCAGAGGTTTGATTGTGCTGTGCGAGTCCCTTGCAATCGGGGCATCGTGCGGTATCCACATGGATGGCCTGGGGGCTGTCGGCTCTGCCACGTGGATACCGCAGAATATCACAATTCCATCGTTTGCTGTTATTTCTGGGAAGGTAACACCAGCCCAGAAATTTTTGGCGTGGATACGCGATACGGGCTTTGCAATTTTTGATCCTACGCTTTTCGCCCTATCACCGCCATCCATGGGAGATATCCAGACAGATTATGCCGATTGGCCCGCACGCGGCACGGCCATCATGACAGCCACGGGGCGCGGATCACGTGGTTCGCGATATAGCGCTCTCAGCGGTCAATCTAATGGTAACCCTGGCGGTGCCGGGACTAATGCCTCAGCCGGTGGCGGATGCGGCGGCATGTATTTGTCATCCAATGGTTTTGCCGCTCCAGGACAGATGTGGGGTGGCGGGACCGGATCGGATGCGGCAGAGGGAGGAGGTTACTACCAGGACGCTGACCAGTACTCGGCCCGGTACGGAGGGGCTCCACTGATCGTCATATGTCGCGGCAACGTGAGTATAGCAAGCGGTGGGTATATCAGATCGGCAGCTGTACAATACCTTGCTTCTGGCGGATACGGCCAGGCTGGCGGTGGGTTCGCGGGGCTATTTTATGGTGGCACATTGTCAAATGCTGGATCGATATCCGCCCCTGGTGCGTTGGGCGGAGGCTCGCCGGCTGGTGGAAATGGCGGCGCTGGATCGGCTGTTACAAAAACATTATCTCAAATGGGGTGGGCATAATGGCACAGGGGCTTTTTCTGCTTCATTCGGATCTAGTCCAGTCTAGTCGTGACTTGCTGACCATCTGGCAAGCGGCCGATCCTATCCCGGGCGACGTGGTCACCGACCACGCGGCGGCCGTGGCGCTCATGCCTGCGTTCCGAGGATATCCGGCCGTGGTCTACGAGGACGCCACCGGCGAGCGGCATTGCTTGTTTAATCCGCTGACTCTGGAAGCCGTCACGGCGTGGCGCGGTGGGATCGACAATCCGCCAGTGGTGACCACCATGAGCGTCACCGCGTTTTACGCACGGTTCACCGAAACCGAATTAAAAGCGGCCCGTGAATTAGCCAAAACGGACAGCGACGTGGATCTGTTCTGGGTTCGCGTCCAGGGCGCAGCCAGTACCGGCATTGATCTCACGTATCCCCCCGTAGTCAAAGGCGTGAATTATCTCGTCGGCAAAATCGACGGATTCGACCAGGCCCGGGCCGATGCCATCCTGGGGGTGACATCATGATTCGGCGCATCCTCTCCATCGACGCCGGCGGCAACTGTGGCCAAAGTTGAAGATATCGTCGTTGATTTTGCTTCCGGATAGTATTGTTTAGTATAGTCTATTTATTAAATTAAAAGGTACTGTAGTTGAAAAAATTTCTTGACAAAATTATAGCTACTTTGACAGCATTGGCGGCGTCAAAGTTTACTGGACGCTTGTCTATAACGCTTGATTTTAGTCAGGGCCAATGCGGCTCGCTCCAAGTTACAACGACTGAGACGTTTCGTTAGTTTTTATTAGGTTACCCAAGAAACCGCATAGCGGTGATTCGAGGGACCATTTCTCCAGCGACAGCTTGGAGGTGTGGTCCCTTTTTTATTTTCCAAGGCAATAACGCTTTGGGCAACCAAAAACCAAAGGACACCGAGCATAGCGGCCCTTGAAAAGGACACCGACCTATGTCGGCCCGGAGGGACCATGGATCCGAAAGACCAAAGTTTCGAGGAAGCCTTTGCGGAGGCCGTCGCCGGCACTCTGGACGTTCCCGAGGACACCGCTTCGCCGGCCCCCGATGCGCCTGAGAACGCCCCCGAGCCAACGCCGGAGGACACGGCTACGCCGCCCTCCGATGTCGAGGAAAACCCGGAGCCATCTCCGGTTCCGGACAACCAGTCTGACCGCCAGGATACGCCGGCGGCCCCTCAAAAGCTTGAGCCGGAGCCTGATTACAAGACGCTTTTCGAGCGATCCGAGCAGGCCCGCAAAAGCCTCGAGGGCCGCATCGACGCGCAAAAGGAAGAGTACCAGCGCCGGCTGAAAAAGCTGGAATCTGGCCGACCGCAGAAGCCGGCTGTGTCGTTTGACCCCGATGAAGTGGAGAAGGAGGAGATCGAGGCGTTTCGCCAGAAACACCCCGAGATCTCCAAGGTCACCATCGACGGGGCCAAGGGCTCTGCCTGGCAGAAGATGCTGGTCAACCATGGTGAGGACGAAGTCCTGACGCTCTACGAGGTCAACTCGGACGTGGCGGAAGGCATGACCGCCGAGGTGAAGGACGAGCTCGGGCGGCGCGCCGAAAAAGAGCATTACTCGGCCATCGAGGCGGCCCACCCGGGCTGGATGCAACTCGTCAGCAACCCGAACCCGAAAGACCCCTCGGATGTCTTCAACCCCGAGTTCGCCGGGTTCGTGATGGGTCTGCCTTATGCCGATGGTCAGGTTGCGGTGAACATCATCAAGTCCGGCACACCACAGCAGGTCATCGCCCTCCTTTCCTACTTCAAGGACTGGCAGGCCAAGCGCAATGCGCCGCCTGTCACCCCCAAAGAGCCCAAACCGCAAAAACAAGACCCGCGCCGGGTCACGGCCGCCGCCCCTGTTCGCGGTCGGAGCACCGGCATCCCGCCGGCCGCGCCCGATCCCAACGACTTCGATAGCGCGTGGGCCGAGGCCACTGGCACGAGGCGATAAGGATTAAGCCATGACTACCGTCTACGGTGACATTTCCCCGCGTACCGCCGCGTATGCGTCCAAGCAGCTCCTGGAGCGTGCGATCCCGTTCCTGGTCATCGAACAGTTCGGGCAGGCCAAGCCGTTGCCCACCAACAGTTCCAAGACCATGAAGTTCCGGCGCTACAACAGTCTGGCCTTCACGCCCAAGGTCCTTTCCGAAGGCGTGACCCCTGACGCCACCAGCCTGACTGTCAGCGACATTACCGCCACCCTGGCGCAAGTCGGTGACCGTATCACCGTCTCCGACGTCATCACCGACACCCATGAAGACCCGGTCCTGTCCGAGGCTTCGGATGTGCTGTCCGAGCAGGCGGCGAACATGGTCGAGGCCGTCCGGTTCGGCATCATCAAGGCGGGCACGAACGTCTTCTTCGCCAACGGGAGCGCCCGAACCGACGTCAATACCGCCGTGTCCCTGACCATGCAGCGCAAGATCACCCGGGCGCTCAAGAACCAGAACGCCAAGAAGGTGACAAAGGTCGTCGCCGCGTCGGCCAATTACAACACCAGTCCGGTCCAGGCCTGCTACGTCGGCATGTGCCATCCCAACCTCGAAGCGGATATTCGCAGCATGCCCGGATTCGTCAGCGTGGAGCACTACGGCCAGATCACCCCGTTCCCGAGCGAGATCGGCAAGGTCGAGGACGTCCGGTACGTGACCTCGACCATCTTCGAGCCCTGGGAGGACGCCGGCGGCGACAAGGGCACGATGCTGTCCACCACCGGCACGAAGGCCGACGTCTACCCGATCATCTACGTGGGCGCCGATGCCTACGGCCTGATCGCCCTCAAGGGGAAGTACGCCGTTATTCCCATGGTCGTGAACGCCAAGCCGTCCGATTCCGATCCGATGGCGCAGCGCAGCCACGTCAGCTGGAAGACCATGCAGACGGCCGTGATCCTCAACGACCTGTGGATGGCCCGGGCCGAAGTCGCCGTGAGCGCGCTGTAAGCGGCGCGTCTGGAGGATGACATGAGCATGACCAACATCGCCGAAGCCCTCAACAACATCCCGGACGCCGCCACGCGCGACGCCATGTTCCGGGCGTTCTTCGCCCTGAAAGACGCCTTCGACAACCACACGCACCAGCAGAGCGCGACGGACGACACCTTCACGTCCAAGCCTGCGACCGATGCCCCCGGCAAGTCCGGAGGCACCCGGGCCACGTTCCCGGGCTAAACGCCAACAAGGGGCGGGCATAGCCCGCCCCTTAACCAAGGAGATACCCCATGGCCAAAGACAAGACCCCCGAAGCGGATTCCCAGGAAGAAACCATGGAGATGGCCGAGGCCGCCAGCCAGCAGGCCGAAGACCAGGCCCAGGCGCAGGACGCCGCGGCATCCGCCTCCAAGCGCGTCCGTGTCAAGTTTTTCAACGGGGCCAATGAGGACGGGCGCGATGACGTGTTGCTCGGTCTGGAAGGCAAGGTCCTTCGCGTCAAACGCGAAGAAGTCGTCGAAATACCCGAAGAGTATCTGCACGTGGCCGACTTGGCCATGCAGACCCTCTACGACAGCAAGGGAAACAGCCGGACCGTCCCGCGTTTTCCCTATCAGCGGATGTAATCGCCATGATCGCCAAGGACGTCATTGAAGCGGTCGCGTGGGCGCTCCACGACCTCGATCCGGAGACCGGCGAAGGGTACGTGCGGTGGCCCAAACCGAGGCTTCTGGACTTCGTCAACCGGGCGCAGCTCCAGGTTGTAAAAAATGTCCCCGAGGCGTCCTCGGAGTTTACCGCTATGCAGCTCGTGGCCGGGGCGAGGCAAGCGATCCCCGCTTCGGCCCTGCGGCTGCTCACGATCACCAGGAACCTTGGAGCCGATGGACTCTCACCCGGACGGCATGTGGCGCTGACGGATCGTGGCACCCTGGATGCGCAGCTCGTGACATGGGGAGTAAATACCACATCCATCTCCGAGATCGAATCGTATGTCTACGACGATCGAGTGCCAAAAACCTTCTACGTGTACCCGCCGCTTGCTACCGGGGATAGCGTTTTTGTCGAGTTGGGTGTGTCCATGAAACCTGAAGCTTGCGTGGCTGAGACTGACACACTTGCACTCGACGACATCTACTTTTCTCCAATCTTCCACTGGATGATGTATCTCGCGCTAAACCTCGAACTTGATGACTCCAGTTCGAGTTCCAAGGCGCTCCATCATTATCAGTGTTTCAGCGTCGAACTTGGGCAAGAGAAGTCCGTTGCGAACCTCATTGTTCCGAATCTGGCGGAGCTGTATCTCGCCAACAAGGGGATGCCGACCAATGGCTAACGCATGGGACGATTTCGTTTCTCTGGTGGCCGTTGATGTCCCTGGTTGTCCGCCTCTCTCTATCCGCGAAGCGCTCAAGCATTCGGTCGATTCGTTTTGCGAAAGGACAGGGTACTGGGCCACAACGCTGGATCCTATTTCACTTGTCTCTGGACTGAGAGACTACGACCTTGTCCCTCCTCTTGATTCACGCATAATCACCATCCTTTCGGCATCATACAACGGCTTGAAGCTCTCACCTTATACGGACACCGATCTTGATTTCGGTGTGTCCGGATGGACGGTTGCTCCGCAAGGCATGCCGCTCTCCTATCAGCTCGTCCAGGACGATGACGCTCAAATGCTCCGGCTATACCCCACGCCAGCCAACGACGAAGATGATGTGCTGACGGTTCGGGGATCCCTGAAGCCGACATCCGACGCGGGCACATTTCCGGCTTGGTTTTTCGAGGATTGGCGATCGGCCCTGGCGTCCGGGGCCCTGTCGCAACTTTGCGCCGTCCCCGGGAAGACATGGTCCAATTCCGAGTTGGCCGTGTACCATGGGGGTCTTTTTAACCAGGCCGTCACGAAGGCTGTGGCCAGGCTCGCCACCGGCGGCACCAACAAGACGCTCACGGCCAGGCCCGTGAGATTCGGATGATCATATGGCTGTGAAGCTCGCAAATTTTGCCAGATCAACGCTGGCCCTTGGCATCACTGCATCAGACACGCAAATTTCCGTTGCCGACGCCTCGACATTCCCTTCGTTCGGCTCGGACGACTATACCTATGCTGTCCTGGAGTCTGCTTCATATCAGCGTGAAATAATCAAGGTAACTGGACGTACTGGAAATACGTTCACAGTTGAGCGTGGCCAGGATGGAACCACGGCGGCGGCATTTAATGCCGGTGATGTCTTTGCCTTGCGGGTGACATCGACCGTTCTTGAAGCGTGGTTGACTGCGGCAACAGAAGAACTCAGCACAAGGATCACCACGCTCAAAACAACCGTTGAGAAGCTTGCTCTACTTCCGCCCGGGGCCTTGGTTGATTGGGCCACGGATGTCGTGCCTGACAACTTCCTGTTGCGTGATGGTGCCATCCTTTCCCGGACAACCTATGCCGATCTTTTTGCCGCGATCGGGACAAGATACGGGGCCGGTGATGGGGCAACGACTTTTAAGATCCCGGACCATCTCGGTTATTTCCCACGCTACTGGGCGTCGTCGACTGGGCGCGATCCTGATCAAAGTTCACGAACGCCTGCGGCAGGGTCAACGTACAATCTCCCCGGTTCGTACCAGGGGGATCAGTTGCGATCGCATAGACATCAACTCTCTGGTTTTGGATATCAATGGGTATCATCAGGCGGTGAATGGGCCTGGGGTGATAATGAGCACGGTGATGGGCCGTATTACATCGGCTATACAGGTGGCAACGAATCACGCCCCATCAATGTCTATGTGGCTCCCCTCATAAAGTGGAAGTAACTATGCTGCTCTATTTCTACGACACTGCCGGTATATTTCTGAACGCGTCTGTTGCAAGGCCATGCCCGGCCCGTCCGGTAGACGAGCAAGGCCAGGAGCGAATCATACTCCCTGCTCGCGCCGCCACCAACCCTCCCCCCGCCTTGGACACAGGGAGCGTTGCAGTGTTGGCCAAGGTACTGACGGAAACGGACCAGCGGCGCGAGGTCATCTGGGAGGTCAAAGAAGACCACCGGGGGGCGGCCATCTACTCGACGGCTGACAAAACCCAAACGATCGTCACGTCTCTGGGGCCGATTCCTGATGGCTACACCGAGGTTGCCCCTCCGGGGAAACTCTACTCGTGGTCCGGCTCCGCGTGGGTGCCTGACGTTGCCGCCATGATTGCCGCGGCGAAAGATGCCGTCGACGCCCTGGCCGAATCCAAGCGGCAGGTGCTGCTGACAGCCGGCGTTGGGATGCAGGCCGCCTACGAAAAGAAGGAGTCCCAGGCCCGGGCGTATCTTGATGCCACGGAACCCAACGATGCCGACTATCCCTACCTCGGGGCCGAGGTTGGCATCACGGCGGACACGATCAAGGGAGTGGCTGAGGTCATCAAGGCCGCCGCCGACAAATGGTGGTCCTACGGCGCTGGCATTGAAAGAACCCGGCTGCAGGCCAAAAAGTCCCTGGCAGCCGCGACGACCACTGGCGAAATCGACTCGATCATAAACGCCGTGGCTTGGCCGAGCGTACCGGAGTAGGGCGGTGCTCATCCACATTCGCGGCTTTGGCGGGGAGATTCCGCGCACATCTTCCAGGCTCCTGGCTGATAATCTTGCGTCTGCGGCGCTCAACGCCAAGCTGTGGTCTGGAGAAATCCGTCCATTCTACAATCACCTGCAGATCAGTGATCTCGCAAAGGCGGAAGATCTGCAGCGAATTTACCTCTACCAGGACAAATACTGGTGTCACTGGCCCGAGGCTGTTTCTGTTGTGCGTGGGCCCGTTGCAGGCGACACGAAAGAACGAACCTACTTTTCCGATCCGGCCAATGGTGCCAAGGTCTTCAACTCCGACTTGGTGGCCCAAGGAGGAGGGCTGGCATACCCAGTCGCCTCCTACAAGCTGGGGGTTCCGGCTCCTGTCAATGATGCCGTGGCCAACCCGTTTACGGCAGCAGCAACAGATAGCGGTGGGTCAGGCAATGACCGTGACGTGGTCTACATCTACACCTACGTGTCTGCCTGGGGCGAGGAAGGCGGGCCATCTTCCCCAACGACAACTGTTACCGCCAAGTCCGGCGAGAAGACTCAGCTCACCAATATCACGCCATGCCCGACCGATGACTATCCGAATCTGGAAAAAATCCGCATCTACCGTTCGCACACAGGGAACACCTATTCGCAGTACCTGTTTGTGGATGAAATAGATGGTGCTTCAACGTCCTACGACGATACCGTCGAGGACAGCGCCCTGGCCGAAGAGTGTCCGTCCCTTGGATACTTGCCACCCCCCGACAACCTGGATGGACTGGTTGCCCATCCGTCTGGTTTCCTGGTGGGGTATGCCGGAAACATCCTTTACTGCTCGGTGCCGTACTACCCGCACGCATGGCCAGTTGCGAATCAGTACACACTGAAGGCCGACATAACGGCCCTCGGAATTTACGATCAGACGATCGTCGTCTTCACCAGGGGCTATCCCTACATCCTGTCGGGGACTTCCCCGGATCAACTCCGGCAGGAGCAGCTTCCGAACCGCATGCCCTGTATTTCCAAGCGCGGCGTCGTGTCATGCGAGTATGGCGTTTTGGCCCCAACGCCTGACGGGATATATCTTATCGGCTCTGCCGGCACTTCTCTCGTGACCAAGGACAGCATCACGCGCAGCGAATGGTACGGATTTAATCCAGAAACGCTGCATTCCGAAGTCGCTGACGGGAAATATTACGGCTTCTACCTGACGAAGGTTGTTGATGGCGTAAAATACGGTCGGGGGTTCAGCTTCGACGTCAGCTCGCCTGCATCATCCTTTGTTGAGTTCGATTTCTACGCTCATGCACTGTACGTTGACCCAGCTACAGATAACCTTTTCTTCGCTGATAAAGTAGATGGTAAAAACGTCATCAAAAAATGGGAAGGCGGTGGAACACGCGCAACTTACGTCTGGCGCTCGAAAGCGTTCGGCCAGCAACCGCTAAACCCGGCGGCGGCGCAGGTTGTTGCAAACTACGAACCGCCCATGTCCGCTGAAGAAGTGGAGAATATGCAGGCGGCCAGGCAAGACTTGATAGATGCGAATCAGGTCTTGATCGATACGGACAAAGCAAATGGGTATTTTGGAGGATTCGAGTGCGGCGTTCTGGAATTTGGCGGAAGCACTCTTTCTCCCCTTGGTGCTGTCTACATCGATGAGCCATTCCTGAATATAAAAATTTATGCTGACGGTGATTTGAAGTTTCAGAAAGCTCTTACGGGGAGTGAACCGTTCAGGTTGCCTTCTGGCTACAGAACCCGTGAGCTTGAAATAGAGTTGGAAGGGAACGTGAACGTGAAGAACGTGAGCGTGGCGTCGAGCGTCACGGAAATCTATAAGGCTGGGTACTGATATGGATCCGTTGACCATGGTTGGTGCCGGAGCGTCTATCGCCGGCGGGCTTGGCAGCCTCTTCGGGGGTGGAGATTCCGGGAGCAGTATTGATCGTGATACCGGGAACCAGAACAGCTACAACGCCCTCGGGATAAGCCTCGTCGACTATTTGCGCGGTAAGGGACAAAACCAGACGTGGGAAGACCTGTATAACCAGATGCAGGGTAATTACACGGCTGACCGTAGCAATTACGAGACGGCGCAGAACCCCTTTACGCAGCTCCTGCTCAACGAGATTACCAATTCCGGGAATGCCGAGAGTGCCGCCACTCAGGCCGGTTCTGGTATTTGGTCGGCGCTGGCCAATATGGTCAATGGGAGCCAAGGCACATACCAAGCCGGATTAAACGACATCAACGACGCCCTGCAGATGGCAAGCAGTGTCTACAGGCCGTCCGAGGCGTCCAACATAGACTGGCTCAACACGACCGGGCGCAGCACCATGGGAAATGCGGTTTCCAACGCCCAGTCGAATTTGGACAGCGCGAACAGTTACCTGGGCGATGCCCAGGACTTTTACGACTACACGAAGACAGCGTTCGATCCTGAGCAGACCGCCACGATGGCGGCCGAGGACGTCAACTCGCAATACGATACGGCCGCAAAGACGGCGGCCAGGCAGACCCAGGCGCTTGGCATTGACCCATCCTCTGGGGCGTCCCGGGCGCTTGATGCGCAAAGGGCCGTGGATAAGGCCCTGGCCGTGGCCGGAGCCAGGACGCAGGGCCGGGTGACCGGTACCCAACAATCCATCGCCGCCCAGAATACCGGCCTATCCGCATTGGGTAACGCAAATTCCGCAGTCAACAGCGCCACCGGGACATACAATACCTCCGCGAATAACCTCGGGAATTTCGGGGTCAGCTACGGCAACCTGCTACAGAAAGGCCCGAGCAGCCTTGGGACGTCTGTGGTCAGCAGTCTTGGCACCTTGGCCAACAATGCAGCCGGGTCCTACAACAACCTGCTTTCCAGCTCGCTGTCTTCGCGCCTTTACAGCGCCTTGAATGCCCTCAAGCCGGAGACGTCCACGATGGCCTCTCTCGGGACCACCATGGGCACGTTGGGGGCCAATAGCATGAGCAAGGTATACGACGCGACCAAGATGGCCAACCAGGTGTCTACCGCTTCGGATGGCAGTGGAGGCAGCTCCGACAGCGGGTCTGGTTTTGGGACTCTTTTCGGCAGCGGGTTGGGGATGCTTTCCAAAGGGCTGAGCAGGTCTAACTAAATAATCCGTGACACAAGCGGAGAGCACGCATGATACGTCGCAGACGCGGAAACCATTGGGACAACGTGGCCGGGGGAATCGCCGCTGGCCTGGGTATGATGCTGAGACTCCAGCAACAGGAAGAGGCGCTGGCTCAGAGAAAGAAGCTCCAGGAAGCCGAGATGGAGCTTTATCGAGCCCGGACAGACGAGCTTCGAAATGGCCTGACTGATGCTGCGGGGCTGCAGGATATCATGGGAGGCAACGGCCAGACGCCGGTGGCGGACGAAAATACGCCAGTTGGCGCCGCAGGCCCTGAGGGCGCGCCGCTCCAAAGCCGCGACCTGTCGCCGAGCAGTGCGCCGTCTCTGCCGGAAGGGTCTTTCCCGACGTCGCAGGCCGGCGGAAAGGTTCAGGCCTGGCAGCGCAATAACAACCCTGGCAACCTCCGCGTACCTGGGAAAAACGCCTTCCAATCGTTCCCCGATATGGATAGCGGCCTGGCCGCCCTGTCGAAGCAACTTTACATCGACGGAACGAAGCACGGTATAAAAACCCTGGCCCAGTTTTTTAAAAAGTACGCGCCGGAAACCGATGGCAATGATCCTGTTGCCTACGCGGCTGGCGCGTCCAAGCGTCTAGGTATCGGCCCGAATGATCCTGTGGACCTGACCGACCCGAGCTTTCGGGCCAAGCTGATGCCGCTCATCACCGAGGTCGAAACCGGACGCCGCGGACTTTTCCCCGCAGACCGGTATGCCAAGGCTGCGGGTGTTCAGGAAGCCGTCGCGCAGCCCCAACATGGTGATGCCGTGTCTGCCCCTGATGGACAGGACGTTCCCAACGGTGGCCTGGGGATGTCCAACATCCTGGCCGCTGCCGGCAATTCCATGTCCGACGCGGGGCCCGGGTATGCCATGCAGGGAGCCCAGGCAACGCCCCAGGCTGCCGACCAAGCCGCCGGCATGAACCCGGCCATTGCCCAGCGTGTGGCGCAGACCCCGCAGACCAATTACGGCATGCGGGCAGTGCTTCCGCAGCAAACTGGCTCGCAAGCGCCGCAGTCCCGTGGCGCCTTAAACGATGCCATCAACCAGCGCTGGCAGTTGATCCAGGCGCGCAAGCAACAGGTCCAGTCGTTTCAACCCACAAGTAAAGCTGGCATGGCCCAGAAAGCGCAGTACCTGCAGCAACTCGATCAAGCCGAAAGAGATCTGCTCACTCGGGCCCAGCAGGCTCAGACCAAGCGCGAGGAAATGGAGCGGCAGGCGATCAAGGATTCCCGATCCGACCGTAATGAGTCCAGGGCCAACGCAACGCAGGACAGAGCCGTTCAGGCAAACGATCGAGCCAACAGTCTGGCTGCCGAGCAGATCAAACAGCACCAGATCACCAACGGCTTGAACCAGGCACGTTTTGGCCAAGACCAGGCAAAGGAATGGGGCAAGCAGATTGATGACAATGCCAAGCAATTTTCCGAGGTCCCCAATACGCAGGTTGACCCTGCCACCGGGGAAACTCGGGACAAGGCCAGTATTGTTGACCCGAGCAAATTCAACACGCTGAAATCTGCCATCGTCGCCCATTACGGAGAAGGTTCGTTCGATGAGCAGGGCAACTTTACGCCCTCATGGAATGCTTCGAACAAGGATTATTCCGACATCGCAACCAAGATGGGGACTTTCTCGAGCATTTACGATGAGCTCAAGCAGCAGGCCAAGTTGCGATACTTGGCCAGCAACCCGGCCGCGCAGGAAGCTCTCAAAAACGCCAAAGACCCGGACCAGATTCGGGACATCCAAAACCAATTCTTAACGCCGCAGGTCGATGCCGCCATTGCCAAGGGCATCACGCCGCAGGTGCTGTTCTCGGAACTCGACCGGAGATGGGCGCAGGCTCATCCTGAGTCGCAGCCGAAAAATGATGCCTCTGCCGGTTCTCCAGGTCCTCAACCTCAGGAGCCGCCCGCCCCATCCTCGCCGGAGGTATCGGGGCAGACGGGACAGACCACTGTCCCTACGCCTCGCCCAACAAGCCAGCAGACACCGCTTCCTTTGCCCATAGATCCAGGAGAGCCTGACATGGCCGGCCAGTTCGTCAATCAGGGTGATGCCTCCGTTGTCCCCAGCGATCCCGGGCTTGGGAGCAACGCTCCTGCCCGCCTCCCGACTCCCAGAGAGATACAAATCGACCTCGAGAACAAGGCCAACCAGGACTGGTGGAACGACAAGGCCCAGGGGATCATGGGGGCGTTGAAAGCGACTTTTGGCGGGGACGTCCCCGACACATCCCAGGACGCCATGTCCAATGACCTCGCCCAGAGGTTCGACGACGCCGCCGGCAGCACGGGGGCAAGCACGGGCCCGGCGCCCACGACAAGCCTCGGCATGGCCAGCCTGTTCGATGCGTTCAAGCCGAAGGACACCACGGCTGAGGTGCTCAACAAATACCAGTCAGCGACACCGGAAGAACGGGCCTACCTGGACCAGATGTATCCGCAGCTCAAGAATCTTTCCGACAGCCTCATGGGCGCAGGCATGTAAGGAATCCTCATGGCAGACATCGTTGACGGCATCCTGGCCAGAGCACAGGCTTACGATCCAAGCGCTTTCGCCGCGCTCAATGCGCCGGCCGATGCTGGTGGCCAAACGGCCACCGACTATGGCGTGCAGTTGCGCAAGGCCCTGGACAGGACCGGCGCAGCCATGGGCTATGGGCTCCAGAAACTTGGCCTGGACTCCTTTGGCGGCTCGATCCGGGACTTCTACCGCGATCGCGAAGTGACGGCACCGGAGCAATCCCAGGCGTTCCAGACCCAAGAGTCCATGCCTTGGACAGATGCGATCCAGCATCCTTCCGTCGCGGCCGGCAAGGTGTTGGCCGATGCGCTGTCAGCCGCCCCGGACATGGCCCTGGCCACCGCCGGCGGCGGCATGATGGGCGGTCTGGCGAAACTGGCCGGAGTCGGTGGCACTGCGGCAACGGTCGCGGCCGGGGCTGGCGGTGGCGCTGGATTCGCCTTGCCCGCGGCCGAACGCGCCGACCGTGAGATTCAGGATATGGCCGATGACCAGCTTGCGGCCACGCCGGTTTTTCAGGACGCCTATGCCCAGACCGATCCGAATCTCACGGACGACATGCGTTTCAAGCAGGCCAGGGACTTGGTGGCAGACCGTGTAGCCGGGTCCGCCGCCGGCGCAAACATCGCCGTGGGCGCCGCCATGGGGCCACTTGGCGAGGCCCTAGGCGCAGGCGCGCAAAAGGTTATGCCCAAGAAACTGGGTCAAGTGGCCAGTGGCGCGGCTGAAGGTGGTCTGTTCATGGGCGGTCAGACCATGGCCGAGAATGCCAACCGCAAACGGCAGGTCGATCCGAGCGCATCCCTCTTTGAGCATGTCCCGGACGCCATGGTCGGCGGCGCTGTCTTCGGTGGCGCGCATGCGCTTTTCAAGGGCCGTCCGGAAGAACTTTCCGCGCAGGCCCAGCCCGCGCGTCAGGGGCCGACCGGCACCGCCACATTGTCCGAGCAGCTTGCCAGGCAATCGGCCGACATGGAGAAGCCGCAGCCGACCACCACGATTATTCCGCCGGCCGAGCGTCCCGATGTGGCTATTCCTGGCATGGAGCAGCCACCGGCCGAGTCGGCCCAGGGCATCCCCGGGGATTCAGCGGCACTTCTGGCCGCAATGCGTGGCGCCCGAGGCGATCAGGCTTCCCGGGAACAGGCGATGCCAAAGGGGTTCCGTGGTCCGTTTGCCACCCCGGAGGAGGGCGTCCAGATGCAGCAGGCCGCCCCAATGCTTGAGCCCAGGCAGGGACAAGACATGGCCTCTGGAGCAGCGAGCGGGATGGACTGGATGCAGGAACCCATTCCCGGTCAGGATCTGTCGCATCTTGAGCAGCTTGACGCCGAAGCGGCCAAGAGAGAGCAGGCCCAAATTGATCCGGGCGTGCCTGCTTCCAACGCAAACCAGTCGCGCATCAACGCCCTGGGCAAGCGTATCGACGCGCTCACGGCACAACTGGCGGAAAAGAAAACCCCTGCGGAACGCACCAGGATAGAGGATTTGCGCACCCGCTACGAAGTTGAACTTCGTGGCTTGACTGGCGAGACGGCGCCCGTCCTGACGCCGGAAGAGCAGGCTCGGGCGGATGGAATCCGTAACCCTGCTGCGTTGCCTCCCGGGATGGGCTTCGAGCGCGTCGGTGATCCAGCCGATTACACACAGGCCGAAGGCCGCAGCCTGGAGAATGCCGCCATTCCCACGGATCATGGAGAAGGATCCCCTGAAGGTCAGATGCCGGCCAAGGACGCCCGCGCTTTCGATAATGGCCAGGACCTGTCTGAAGAAGAGATAGTTCGTCGCTATCAGGAACAGGCGCAACGCCAAGCCGCGCAAGAGTATGGGGCCAAGCCTCTTTCCCAGCTTTGGAATTTTCTGCGAGGACGCCTGGACGCTAAGTCCATCTCCGACACGTTCGGCCCTGAAGTGCTCAATGCCCTGCGCAGCAAGGCCCCGCGTGACCTATTTAACTCACGTCGTGAAGTCACCGATGCCGACAGAAAGGCGGGACGCACCACTTCTGGCCAGGCATGGGATTACCTGGAAGACGAGGCCAAGCGTGCTGGCCTCGTCCCCCCCGATGGCAATCTTCTCGACTCGCTGATGTCGAACGTGACCAACAAGGAGCAGGCGCAACGCGACCGGATGAACCCGCCGCAAACTGGCGGTGCCGGATTTTCCCTGGAGCCGCCGCAGGACAAGCGCGCCTTCCTCAAGGAGGTGATGGCCAAGCCCCTTGGAGAAATCCAGAACATGGCATGGAAAGACGGCGTCGAAGTCCGGCGTGGCCAGGGCAAGGCGGCGTTGGCGGAAGCCATTTGGCAGGCGCGGCCGTCTCTTGATTACGAGACGGTGCAGGCCCAGGGCGAGGTGCTGGGTGATCCTTTGCGCGGTGCGCAGGATCGCGCAGGCGTGGCGACCGCTTACAATGTCGCTGCGGCGGAATCCGCTGTAGGCGTCCCCTTCCAGAAAACGGAGACTTACGCCCGTGTAAAAAGTGCCGTTGACACCAAAGATGCGAAGTCCCTTTGGGGGCTTCTGCGTCACACGGATAACGTAAACTCAAGGGCTGCGTTCTTCGAACTCACGGGCATCGACCCCAGCGTCGGAAAGACTCAAAAGGGTCTAAAGGCAGCTATCGATCAGTTTGCGCAGACCAAGGAAAACGAGACCACTCTCCCTGGCGATGTGAAGCCCGGCGAAGCGCGGGGAGCGGAGATATCGACGACCGAACCTCAAGCGACCGAGATAACTGCGACGGAAGCCGCTCCGATGCCAAGGTCGAAAAGTGACGTAGACCTCGAGCCGGAAAAGTTCGGGCTCACATTGGGTGAAAAGATAGGTGGTTCGCGCAAGGACACCGCAACGCAAACCGGCCCTCGGGTTCGCATCCCCGGGCGGGACGAGACGACGCCAGCGTGGCGCAAACCTCTTCAGGCAGTACAGGTCAAGGAAGCCAATCTTAAAACCGGCGAAGATCGTACCTACTGGTCCATCGCTGACCAGAAGGGCCGGATTCCAACCGGGAAATACAAGTTCGACACCAAAGAGGATGCCGAGGCAGCGATTCCGCTGGCGGCCGTTGCCGTCAAGCATCGCATAGGCAAGCGCGGAGACGCCTGGGAGATTTACCGCAGAGTCACGGACCGCAAGACCGTGGTCATCAAGGACGGCTTCGAGACCGAGGAAGCCGCCAAGCGGTACATGGTCGAGCATGCTGAGGAGATACTCAATACCAAGACCGGGTTCGGCGAAGAGATTCTCGCCAGGCCTGAGAAGGTCTATCGGGAAGGCGAGCCACGGCGGGAAGGCCCGGCAAAGGGGCAGGATTTCCTGGACGCCTATGGGTTCCGCGGCGTGGAGTTTGGGGAGTGGAACGACCAGGGCGAGCGGCAGGAGGTCTTGAACCATGCCTATGACGGCCTGGGCGACCTCGCTGCGGTTCTAGACGTCCCGCCGAAAGCACTTTCGCTCAACGGCGACTTGGCTCTTGCCTTCGGGGCGCGCGGGCGCGGACTATCCAGCGCGAAAGCGCACTACGAGCGAGATTACGGCGTCATCAACCTGACGAAGTTGACGGGCGCTGGATCCTTGGCCCACGAGTGGTTTCACGCCCTGGACCATTATCTTGCCCGGCAGGACACGAAGGCCTCATCCGAGAAGGTTCGGAACGCGCGGGGCGACACCGTTTTTAAGACGGGAAAAAGCGCGGGACGCGACTTCTTGAGCCATGGGACAAGCTACAAGTCCCAGGTGCGCGAGGAACTGCGCAAGGCCTACGAAAACCTCTTGCATGACATCGCCTACAAGGCCGAGCAGTACAAGGAAGACACCGAAAAGGCCGAACGTTTCGTCGGCCGGGCGCGAGGATACCTCGAAAAGGGGTTGAATGATATCCGTGCCAATCTTGCCAGGGAGACGCAATGGGGGCGGAAGCGCGCGCCGGCGACGCCGGAACAGCTTGACCGGTTCGACGCCTTGGCGGCGCAATTGCTCAGCGGCGACAACCTGACTCTGGAGATGCGCAACAACGACGCCGATGGAAAACGTCGAAGCCGGTTTGGGTCCTATCGGAACAGCAACGACGTACTCGACGGCCTGGCCGCGATCTATAAAGAAGTGCGCGGCCGCAGCGGATTTAATGCCGAGAAGACGGGGCCCTTCAATAATCTGGCCGCATCCGTGCGTGACTTCGCGATTCGAGCGAAGATGCTGGACGATGCCAGGACGCAGACGGAAAAAACCAAACAGGTTCCGACGGACTATCGTCGGGAGGCCTATCTCATGGACCGGGGGCGTGCTTCCGACTATTGGGGCGAGCCCCATGAATTGGCCGCACGCGCTTTTTCCTCCTACGTGGAAGACCGCATCAAGGGCGGCAGCGGGCGTAGTGATTTCCTGGTCTATGGCGCGAATAACGAACGCCCGGAATACAAACTCTTCAGTGTGCGTCCGTACCCGGAGGGTGCCGAACGCGAGGCCATCAATGCGGCCTTCGACAAGTTCTTCAAGACGGTCAAGACCAAGGAAACGGACAAGGGCGTTGCCATGTACCGCAAGGGTGACGAGGGTCAGCCCGCTTCCGTCTCAGCGTCCGACCTCCGCGCCAAGTTGTCCGGAACTCCTTTTGAGAATGTCATCATTCACGACAGCCCGGAGGATCTCCAAAACCAGGCCCTGCGCCGGTATATGGAACGCACCGGGAATTTGGGCGCGAAAGGCGTTTTCACCGATCGCCCCACGGTTTTCGCCGGCAACCATGAAACCATCGAGGATGCCATCAAGTCGGTCATCCACGAAGCCGGCCATGACGGCCTAGAAGCCCTTCGCCAGCGCACCCGGTCCATGGGGGACGAAGTGCGCGGCGGGGCGCAGCATGTCGGCAACACCCTTGATGCCATCTATGCGGCCAACAACCGCGGCATCCGGGAATGGCTGTCCAACGACAAGGAGGGGCAGGGGTACAAAGATATCGATCTGCGATCGGCCCAGGGCCGGCGCGACGTCACCGAAGAGTGGTTGATGCACACTTCCCTCGGGGATTTAGCCAGTCCGTCGCAAGCCCGCTGGTACGACAAGTACGTGGCGGCCATGGCCCGATGGTTGCGGGCCGTCTCCGACAAGATAGGCGTGAAAATCGGCTGGACCGATGCCGAGACTCGGGACTTCCTGCGGCAGGCATTCGAGGCGCGCCACTCCGCTGACGAAGCAAAAATGCTGGGCGGCGGTGGCCATATGGCCATGGCTGCCCCGGCTATGCGCCAGGAGGCCCAGCCGGACGCCATGCTGCGCAAGGCCGTCCCCACTGCCAAGAGAGCCATTGAAGAGAAAGACGAAATACTCAAGGGCGTCCCGATCGAAGCGAACACCAAGAACGACATTTCCACGTTGCGCCGTTTCGTGTCGTTGCCCCACTGGATCGCCAAGGACTATCCGACTTTCGCCAAGCTCTACGACCGGCAGATGCGGCGCCGGGATGATCGCACGACCAAGGTCACGGATGCCATAGGCACTGCCGAATCGTTCATGGATCTCACTGGCGACGACCTGGCCAAGGCCCAGGACATCATTTGGCAAATCGACGGGAAGAAGATTGAGGGCGTGGGCGACTGGGCCAGGGCAGACGGTAAGCTCGACAACGGCCGTACCAAACTGGTGCTCAACGATGAGCATTATGCCGCCCTGGAACAACACCTGCGCGATGCGTTTGGCTCCAATGAGGCTGTGGCCAAGGGGATTGCCGATGTGCGCCGGGCGCTCGATGCCGGGTACATCGACCTCTACAACCGTTTCGCGGGTATGTCGGATGCCGACGCCGGCGAGGTCGAGAAGCTGCGCGCATCGTTCGGGAAAATCCACAATTACTTCCCGCATTCTCGGCAAGGGGACTTCTACATTCGGGCCACCAGCCCCAGCGAGAAAGACGAGCTTGGCCGGCCCAAGACGCTCCACCGGGAACATTTCAATATTCTTGGCGGGAGCATAGACGTGAAACGCAAAATCGGATCAGCCCGCGTGGCGGCCGAGGCCAAGAAGCGGATCGCCGCCTTGCGTGAGCAGTACCCGGACGCCAAGTGGGAATACGGTGCTGTCGAGAACCTTCCTGAGGCTGTCTACTCCTACCCGATCCCGGTCGAAGCCATCCAACAGGTTCTCAAGGCCGGCGTGGACCAGCTTCCCGAAACCGGAGCCGATGGCCAGCCGCTTCGCGCCGACGTGGAGAAGGCTCTCAACAAGTCCATGGCCGACGTGTTCAAGGCCCGGGGCTTTGGCCAGCACCTTATCCAGCGACAGAACGTTCCAGGGTTCGAGACGGGAGACATCAAGCGCACCTTCTACGACCACATGAACGGGCTCTATGGCTTCCTGACCAAGATGGAGGCGGCCAAAGACTTCACGCAGATCATGCACGAGTTTGAGGCCAAGAAAGAGCCGAAGCTCTACGACTACGCCCTCAACTACATGCGGGACATGCTCGGGAACCAAACCAAGGTTGACCGTACGGTAAGCCTTCTCAAGTCCATCGGGTATGTGAAGTACCTTGGTGGGCGTATCTCGACCGCTGCGATCAACCTGACTCAGAATGTCATTTCTGGTGTCCCGACCCTGTCCATGCACTCCAAGAGGGCAGGCCGGAATTTCGTTTCCGCCCTGACCGATCTGACCGATCTCGCCAAGTACTCCTGGTCGGGGAAGACCGACAATCTGCGCCGGATCACCCCGGATGAGGCCGACATGCTGCACACGCTCTACGCTGCCGGCGACACCCGGGCGCAATTCCTGGAGCAGATGCGGTTACAGGTCGCGGACAGCCCCGCCACGAAGGCGTGGGGCCGGGTCATGGATGTTCTGGGTTTGCCCATGGAACTGACCGAACGCTTCAACCGCGCCTCCCTGGCCCTGGCCGCATATCGGGCCGCCAGGGCCGGCGACGTGACCAACGCCAAGACGTTGCAGCAATTCCATGTCCAGTCTGGCCAGAAATTCGGCCATGACAACGCCATCGAGTTTGCTCGCATGGTCACCAATGACGCCCATTTCGTCTACGGTCGGTCCAACATGCCCGAGGTGTTTCGTGGTTCCGATGCCGGGAAGTGGGCTTCCAGCGCCTACCAGTTCCGGACCTTCTCGCACAACATGATGAGCCTGTGGGCTCACATGGTGAAATCTGGTCCAGAAGGACGCAAGGCCTTGCTGCGCTCGATGGCTGGCTTGGTGGCCTTGGGAGGACTGGCCGCTGCGCCAGGCTATCGCAGTCTCATGGCAACCTTCACCGGGCAGACCGGTGATGACCTTGAACGGAAATTACGCAAAGCCGTTGGCGGCGGTCTCATGGGCGACTTGCTCATCTACGGCATGCCGGCCGCCTCTGGTGTCCATCTGTCCGGATCGCTGGGCATGGATTTGCCAGTGAGCTCTGAAATGGCCAGCAAGGGAGGAAATCCCATTTGGGCTATTCTGGGTATCCCCGGATCGTTTGCTCAGGAAACAGGGCAGATGCTCGGCGCGATTAAATCCGGGAATATGGGGCGTGCGGTGGCGCTTTCGCCGGCCACGCCAAGTGTGGTGCGTAACGTGGCCAATGCCATGCGCCTCCACGACGAAGGGGCCTACACGCAGTCAGGGAAGCCAATACCCCGCCTAGGTGAGCGCGGGCCCATGACGCTGACCACGGCCGAGACCATCGCCAAAATGCTTGGGTTCTCGCCGGTCGAACTGACGAACCAGTACACGGCCGCCGATACCATCCAGGCACAGAACCAGTTCCGGCTGGACGCCCAGAAGGGATTTGCCGACCGCTACGCCAACGCCATGCGCCGGCGTGATATGGACGAGGTGCGGGCCATCCGCCGGCAGGTCCGCGAGTGGAATGCTCAGGCGCTCAAGGACAAGAAGCGCGGCATGGTCATCGACCTTTCCTCAGCGCTCAAGGCTCGGGCACGGCCGTTGGCACCAGCGAAGCGTATGCGGAGAGAAGTCAAGGAAGATCGGGCAGTCTACTGAACTTAGGGCCGCTCTTTCGAGCGGCCCTTTTTCGTCTTTCGCGCCTACCCGCGCAGCAGTAAATCATGCAGGCTTTGAAGCCCGCACAGCGCGCCGTACACGCCCATGTAGACGGTATGCTGCCCTTGTTCGGCAATGCGGAAAAGCTGCGTGTACGATTCGATGGTGGCGAAATCGAGGAAGGTCGCAATCCCGACGCGCCGGTCTTCCTTGAACGGCCGCATGGCATTCTTTTCGATGGCTCTCAGTTCGGCTCGAAACCTGTCGCTGGCGTCGCCCAGGCGGTTGGTCAGGTCGCGCCAGTACCTCATATCCTTGGGCAGACTCTGGAAGATGGAAGCGTAGTCCCGGATCGTGGAGAGGGGAGGGGTGACGACCGGAAGGGCCTTGAGGGCATCGCCCTGGGGCAAGGCCAAGGCATCGATCAGGCTTTGTACGAACACTAAGGCCCGGGGAAGCTGCTCGACGGTCAGTTCCTCGATTCCCTTGATACCCATCACATCGTGGACCTTGCGCCATGCCGCCTTGTAGGCCTCCTGGTTTGGGCTGCCAGGAAGCAGGCCGACGTAGCGGTTGATGAGCGTGGTCAGCGCGTTGCGCTCTTTGGCAGTGGTGGGGCGGGCTGGCTCCGGGGACGGACAGATTTCGTATTTCCCCTGCCGGCGCAGGGCGGGGATGACCTCGGAGGCGACCCAATTTGTGAAGCGGTCTGCCTCGGGCTTGTTCGACCGGAAAGCCAGCTTGTAGACGGCAGGCTCGGAGATCGTCTTCATGGCTTGAAGTCCACGCCGATGGGTGATGAGTTTCATCATCCTTTGCCAATCGTCGGGGACGATATCAAGGGTTCTTCCGGACCAAGCGATACCCAGGGTTCCCGCGATGTCTCGAGCTACGAACCACGGGTTGCTGTTGCCATCCATGATGGTGCGAATTTGGTGGGACTCGAAGGCGAAGGGAACGGGATTGCCCGACGAAACGGGTTCGGATAAAATAGCCTGAGCCATGACAACCTCCTTGTAAGGTTGGCTGTGGTTAGGCTCCGGTTGGACGCGGGAACGTCTGGCCGGGGCCGCTTTTGTTACTTGGTTTCTTTGGAACGCTCCAACTTTTCCTCGCAAGCCCGAATAAGCCAATCGCGGAAGGTCATGCCCTCCTTTATTGCGGCGATTTTGACCTCTCGATGTAGGTTTGTCGGGAATTTCCGAACGTTAATGATTGTCGTATCCATCCGCGTCTCCTGGACAATAGCTAAGCTGGCTAAGCCAACTTGTCAACCAAGCCCGCACCATATTTTTGGTGTGTCAAGAATCTCCTACGCCGCATGAAATGTCGGCAACCATTCCGCCCGTTCCACCCTGGCGTGGATCACAAAACCAAGCTCTCGAAGTGCGGCTTCAAGCTGCTCCCACTTGGATTTATGGTCTATATCCAGCAAGCGGCGAATCGCCTTTGGATCGGTCTTCAAACGCTCGGCCAGGGCGACCTGGGTGACCTCCTGGTCAATCATGGCATTATGAATGGCGACCTTGGCTACAACCAGCGGCGGAAGTTCAATATAGGGATCGAGCCCCGGGGCTTTTGACGGCAGAGAGACCGGTTTTCGCTCAATGATGAGGTATGCGATCATGGTCAAAAGAGCGTCGAGGGCCATCTCTTTGGCTTCCCGCTCATCGGCCCCGATGGTCATAACACCTGGGACGTCAGGAACCTTCGCAATAACGGTCCCATTTTCGTCAGGGGTAAGGGTAATCGGGTAAAACATCACAGCACCTCCTTGGGATCAAGGCCAAGCTGTTGGCAAATGTCTTTCAGGAAATCCTTTCCAAAGTCGATTCCACCATGGTCGGGCACGGTTGTTTGCTTGTCGCCATTGATAGCGATCCAATGGCCATCTTTGCCCCGAGACTTGATGAATTTTACGCCATGGCGGGCAAGGAGTTTTCTGAACTGCTTGGCTTTCATGGGTTGACTGTAGGTCAGAAGTGACCTACAGTCAACCCAGACGGCGCCGAACTTTGCCGAAGTCAAAAAAATGCCCGGGCAGGTCAGTTTCCCAAAAGAGAGGTAGGAGGGGGCTGGCGGTGAATAGAAGGCTGCGAGAGAATAGAAAAGGCCCGTGCGAGGCGGACCCAACTCGTGAAGTCAATATAACGAAGTGATCCTGGCTGCCCGTTACAAAACGAGGCCTGCGTGCCTATCGATTTTTTCTCTAATTCGAGTAAAATGCAAAGATATTTTGTATAAGAAAATGTAAAAGCCATAATCGTCCAGTGTGAATATTTTTATATCTTTAATAGCTGGGACAAAAATTTTACTTAAGGGTAAGTTGAATAGCCTGTCCAGAAAAACGATTGATTCATCCAAAGCGGTCGCGAAGGATGGTAAATAAAAAATTTGGGTTATCCTTTGTTTTTTTATTAAATAAATATAGTCGGTGAGTGCCCGACCTTTTTTTATTCCAGTCGACTCAAGTCCGTCTGAAAACTTTTTAAGGCTAAAAATCGGAGAATAGACAACATTAGATTGAAAAGGACGTTTGTTGGTTGGGTCAATGTCGCATGAATTTGAAAGAACCATGCATGAAACTTCTTTACTGCTTAAATCTTTTGGATTAATAACAAGAAGCTCCTTGACGCCATCTCCTTGAAGTATTGAACCTGACAACCGATCATGGTGGGCGTAAAAGTTTTTTCCAATATTGTTTGGAAAGTTTGCTAAATTTTCAAAAAGTTTTTCTTCTGATTCTTCGCTCAGATATTTCGGCAAGTATATTTGAAAATCTTCAAGATCGCTCAT